TCCCAGGAGTCCTTGTCAGGGTCCGAGGCGCATACTGCGGATGAACGAGCCAGAGGACTTCCCCGGATTGCACATAATCGAGTGAATGCAACCGCATCATCTGGCGCAGCAGGGGAGCCGACGGTAAAATCCGTGTAGGCTCCGGGGTGAGACATCCAGATAAAACCTGGCTGGTTCTCTGTCGCGGCGAAAATCAGTCTCGATTCATAGATCTCAATAAGCGATGGGTTGTCCCCGTTCCCGTCTGCCGCGCCAAAATCAGGAGTATCCACAGCTCCGGTTGTAGTATACGTCGGGGTTGCGAATGCCCAGGTATCGGGCGTCCCAGGAGTCCTTGTCAGGGTCCGAGGCGCATACTGCGGATGAACGAGCCAGAGAACCTCACCGGATTGAACGTAATCGATATCCCTGAGGTCCGAGGAGGAATATGGATAGCTCCCGGTCGTATTATTGACGCTGATCTCTGATCCGTCGCCATAGATAATGGTAACCTCGTTGTCCTGAAACAGGAGAACGATTCCCTCGTCGTCAGCGATCTTGAACGGTATCAGGCACACATCGTCACCATCGACAAGGGCGTGCCCAGCATATACCGTCCCTGGACGTTTCGTCGCTGGCCCGGCGGGAGAAGGGAGCATATTTGTCATTGTTTTGCAGCAGTATGGATACTGAGGAAGGTCAGAGCGCCCGTAAAACCTGGGCGAGACCTCCCCCATGCTGAAAGCGGGAATCTGATAAACCTGGGGCATTATTTAAACCTCGCATCGCTCCACTGCCGCTTTCTGTTACTGCGCTTGCGGGAGCTTATAGCATCTCGTGACTTCGCCGTACCGAGTTCTACGGTTGCAAGCGCCATGAGGTCGCTTCTGGCGACACCATCTATAGAATAGGATATTTCCGCTGCGAGCTGCAGCGCGATCGCGTTTATGAAATGTTCCGGGAAGGTTGTGACATCGTCCTCCTGCCTGACGTATATCAAGACAGGATCGTCTATATTGCAGAAGAACACACCGTTCTCGATGAGAAAATCGTATCCCTTATACTCGACGCCGTCGACATTGCTTAAGCCCTTCGGCTCAAGGACCGGTGGGCTCGACGGCATGGCATAGGAATGCGTGAAGGGAGTGTAGTTCTCGACTACTACCAGGGTCAACTTCTTCCTTTCGGTGGCAAAGCTCCACCTGAAGTCTGCGAGAAACCTGTCCCGTACTGCAGGATACAGCAGGCGAAGAAGGCTTCCCCGCTTGCTGTCGTCTTCGAGGTCGACAACGGGCTCCTCGCCGATATAGCGAAGAGCCCTATTGCACAGTTCAGCCTCACTGGCTACCGGCATCCCTCACCCCTTAGTCAGAATCCTGACCGATGGTGAAGAATACGGATACCTTGCCGGACGCTACCGGAGTGGTGGCGGCCAGGACAACGTTCACGTATTTGCCGTCCAGCCCCTCGGGGACCGCCTGCCGTATGGTGAACCCCTTGGTTCCCATCTCGGCGGCAGCCACGCTGGCCTGCTTGGTCATGACCGCATCCCCGATTACGGGGGGGTCGGTATCTGACACGCAGAGGTTGAAGTCCACGGTCTCGGTATCAACGGAGAAGGCGGTGTTCACCTTCACGTTGAAGTATATCGGGGTTCCCTTTGCGATCTCTCGCAGGGCCCCGAGGTCGACGATCTTGGAAGTATTACTCCCGTCAGTTACCGCCTCATTGTCAATGAAGACCAGGGTCTTATCGGTTACCATCTATGCCCTCCTTACGCCACAGCGGCTTCGGTGGTGCTGATCCCTTCGAGCATAACGAGGGGAATACCACGTATATTTGTTACCTGGCGACCGTACTGGTCGACAGTATAGCTCACCAGGTTTGGACGGTTCCGGAGAGCCTTCTCGATCTGGTATTTGCCCATCCTGTTCGCGTAGATGCAGGCCCCGGTGGTGTCGTCGGGATCAGGCAGGCTGTCCATTGCCCAGAAGAGCATGTCCAGGTCAACCTCGTTGACCCCGTTGGTTCCAAGGTTCGCGATCCTCTGTACGGCACGATCGTCATACAGGCAGAAACCAAAGTTCGAGTAGAACCTGGTCACCCACTTAAAGAGCCCCTCGCCGGTGGTGGCATTGGTAACAATGAAGATTCTCTTCATGTCTTCCTGCTTGATCACCTCGGCTCCGCGTCCGCTCGGGTACAGCATGGAGAGCTTTTTCGGCCCCCACTGCGCGAGCAGGATGCTGGTACAGTTCGAGGATGCTCCGCCGTTGTGTACGTTTGCCTGGCTCAGGTCATTGAGCCGGATTGCCATTCCACGGGGTTTGTTTATGTTGTCGGCCGGATCTGCGTACAGAAAGGCGCTTACAACATCCTGGGTATAGCCTTCGAGGTGTCCCATATCATGGTTCAACCGGAAGGTCATGGGGTCACGCTGCAGGTCGAGCAGGTACTCGTCAATCTCCGAGCGGCCTTCCAGCCGTCCGAGAGCCTCAACCTCCTGTCCTACCTGGTAGTTTCCGGCGGTGGTTCCCTGGTTTACACCGCGGAAGGTTCCGCCTGGCAGGGCAACCTCTTTGGTGTAGACATGGCTGGTAAGCTCGTTCGCTTCCTCCATGTGTGCGGTCCGGAAAAGACCGTTCTTTTTGTGCAGAAGTTCGACAATCGGGAGAATATCCTTCCCGTTGTGCATTTTGGCAACGTCGATTATGTTGGTAACGCTGCCAAGATTGTAGTCAGCCATTATAGCCTCCTCATAGTCTTAGCCTGTCGCCATTCAACGCTTACCATGATTGCCGGGGGCCTCATGGTCTCCCGCTTGCCGCTTGAGATTGAAGCAGGACCTCAACCCTCTGCGAAAGACAGTTCAATACGGGCCGCACGGGCCCGTGTATACTTTATCATACACCCTGGTGAAAAAAACATCAAGCTGTTTATTTTCTCCCCAGCATTGCAGCCATCTCGGGGTACAGTCTCCGGGCGAGCGCCTGGGGGCTGTTGCCGTCAGACCCTCCGCCTGAGTTTCCATCAGGATTCAGGGACCCGTCAGTGAAACTCTTTGCCATGTCAATCATGCCGTTGACGAACCAATCCTTGACCCCAAGGCCTGACTCGCGGATCTCCTTCATACCTTCGACGCCGAAGAATCGCTTCAGGGTGGCGTTGGTCCCGTCGATCCGCTGCTGGTAGTCGTTTGGATACTTCTGCTTGATCTGCTGTATGGTGGCGTCCCGAGTCTTGTTAAACTCCTCCGCCTGTTTCTGCTGATAGTCCTGTATCCGCTGCTCGTTATACTTCAGGATGGCCTCTGCCTGTTGCGGGCTCAGGAGGTTCTTATGGGCAAACTCGGCGAACTCTTTGGCAAAATCCTCCGTATACCCCTCGAACGTGTACGCCCCGGGGTCATCTGGAAGCCCCATAGCCTTCCGATACTCTGCTATCTCCTGATCAGTCGCCCCTTCCGCCAGCGGCTTCACCGCTCCGTCGTACCCCTGGAGCTTCTGGTTCAGCTCTTCCTGTGTCGTGTACACGCTTTTCAGATAATCTCCGAAGGAGTCGAACTCGGCCATCTCCGGCCGGACAAGATCCTTCGGGATATTCTGGGTCCACGGCTTATACTGCGGTTCCGCGCTCTGGCTTCCAGCTCCCTGTCCATCTCCTGCTGCAGGCTGCGGTGCCTGCATTCCAGGATCAGACGAAGTCGCCTGGGGCGCTCCGCCCTGATCTACATCACCCATTCATTCCTCCCGGTTATACCGTGATATTGCTGGACTGATCTTTCATGTTCTCGATCCACCAGCGGTCAAAGATTACCTTCATCTCTGCGTCCTGGTGGTAGCTCGTATTCCCGGCCGCAATTGCGGTCGCATACTCAGAAACGAAAGCCCTCTCGGTCGGAGTGAGCTTCGTATCTGCCGCCATTTTCGCACAGACTCCGGTGGTTGCGGTTTTGAATGCAACCCCTACAGGTCCTGTTGACAACATATTGACACCTCCATGGTCTTTTTATGCCCTCCCTCGGGCTTTCCTCTCGTATCGTGCTGACCGTCGCGCTATATCAGCGTTGGCCCTCCTGAGCATTGCCTCGACATGCTCTTCCTCGGTTCCCGTTCCCATGATGTATTGAATCCGCTTGAATGCATTCTGCAGAACACGGTCCTCCTCGGTCTCCGCCTCGTTAAAAACCTTCATCATGGTAGCAAGAGCCTGCAGGACGATTTTCCCGTTCTTCGTGCTGAAGGTCTCGATAAAGGCCCGGGCCAGCATCTCGCGCTGCTTCTTTGCCTTCGGGCTCTTCTCCGCTGCGGCCTCCAGGGCAAGGATTATACTGTCTCTCGTGCTTATCACATTATCCTCCGAGTATCTGGCTCGCTATTGAGTTGTCCTGCGGCGTGTTGGTAAACGCAGGAGCAGCTCCTCCCAGGGCCTTGAGCTTCTCTGCGGCTGCAGCTTCGGCTGCCTGTTGCTGTGCTGCTGCCTGGCGCTGTGCGTATTCCTCCTCGGTCGCGAAGTTCTTCTCCGGCATGTTGGCGGCCACCATAATATCGTCGATAATTTTCTCCGGATTAAACTTCATACGCGCCTCTGGGAAGATCTGCAGTATTGGTAGGGAGTTCTCGATTGCTGATACGATGCCGGTGGTCTCGGTAACTTCCTTCTGGGCTTGAGCAAAGGGTCCGATAAAGTCGACCATCATCCCGCTGTCGACAAGCTCCTGCGGAGGGTCTGGGAGCCTCCCTGCATCCTGTTCGATCCAGAACATCCTCGCCAGGAAGGGCGTGAGAAACTCCTGCTGGCAGCGCCCGACGATGGACCCCATCGCGGTTATCTTCTCGATCTTCCGCTCTCTTATCTCGTATGCCGTCCTCCCAGGCTGTTCGAGCTGCATCAGCATCATGAAATAGCGAACCTTGTATATCGACCTGATCTTTTCCTGCCACATGGTAACAGACCGCTCGATAGACGCCAGGCTACCCTGTGGGGGAAGCTGTATCGGCAGCTGCCCCGGGTCCTTGTAGAACCCTACGAAGCCCGCCTCTGTCGAGTATTCATCATCATCGGCCATCTGCTCGGGGAAATAGGTCGGAGGATCTGCGAACTTCTGCCCGACGGCCAGGTAGGTCCTGACAATCTCATTCAGGGTTTTGATATCAGGCATTGCCTCGGTCGTGAGCCCGTACCCGTAGGGGTCTCTTCCGCGGACCTCCCAGCGCCAGGTCGGTATCGGTATGGTCCGGAATCCGGTCTCCTCGATCAGCTCTTTCTGCCCGGACTGGAAGGTATATCCAGCCCAGGGCATGTTCAGAACATCCTGCAGCTCCGGGTTCCTATTATGCCGCTTCTGTACGACGGTTACGAACTTGTATTCAGCATCAGGATTCTGATCCAGAGCGGTCCGCAGGGAATCACTCATCTTATCCAGCGCCTCGGGCCATAGGTTTGCTGCCTGCTCTGCTGTCAGCTTATACTCACGGTACACAGCCTCAACCCTTCCGTAGGCGTCGTTGGCGATATAGATTTCCCTGGGAGGGATCACAGACAAGACTGCCGTCCCGGTATCAGGATCTTTCCCGATCATCGCCGAGACGGTCTCCAGTGCGACGGCATGTTTATAGATCGTCGGCGCTATATCGTAGAAGTTGGTCCTGTTTATCGCTTCCCGCACCCGCTCGTTCACCTCCTGGAAGTATTCCCGGATATGCGGCAGGTCGTTCAGCTCGTTTACCACTGCGGAAAAGGAGAACCATTCCACCGTGGGCGGTGATAGATTCCCGAGCATACCATCGGCCAGGCTGGTGGCAGCTTCGCTCGCGGTTGCATCGTACCTGTTGTCCTCATAATCACTGGCATCGGCGTCGGGGTCCATTGAATGCTGATAGGGCAGGACGTACCTGATCGCCTCATTCATCCTCTTCTCAAAAGGATCTCTGATTCTCTTCAGCGATCCGAGCCGCTTCTCCAGCCGCTCTACGTCTACCGCCCGCCGCTTCTCATCCATCTCTCTACCTCGCTATCTCAAGGTTAAAACGTTTTTGGTGGGTTATGTATACACCTGGGTGCAGCTCGATGGAGAACCCGGCCTGCTTGCATCTCCAGGTAAATCCCATGTCTTCAGAGGTCAGCATCTCCTTTCCGCCCGGGGCAATAACGTTCCCGTGCCGGAAGAACTGCGGCCCCTGCGATTCCAGGACCCCCCTCTTCATGAGCAGGAAGCCGAAGCCGCACATATCGACGTCGATCATCCCGCGATCATTCTTCTCGTAGTCGTTCACATGGTATCCGTTCAGGTATGCGAGGACGTCGTCGCCGTCTTCGTCCCTCATAAAGCTCGCACAGTTAATCTTCTGCAGACCTATCGGGCAGACCCCGGTCACCAGGTCCCCATCAGCCTCGATGAGGGCCTCTATATCCTCCCAGGTCCACCGCATATCAGAGTCTACCCATAACATGAAATCGTAATCCGGCAGAGCCTCCAGGGCCCTGACAGCGACCGTGTTACGTACCGTGTAAATATCCGAGGACTGCGCGTTGACAAAGGCCTGGAAGTATCCCTTACGCTGCTCCATAGTCTCAAGCAGGGACATGACGCAGCCTTCGGTATAGGTAGACCCCGGGGAGGCTATCGCCAGCTTAATCAACGACGGCCCCCGAATTGTCTCGCAGCCCCTGACATCCCCTGGGCCGAGGTTCTCCCCTTTCCCGTTGCTTTGAAGTTCTGTAGCTCCTCGATTGCATCCAGGACCTTGTTAACGATAGGGGCTACAGCGGGCTCTGTGATCTCTGCCAGGGTGCTGAAAATGGGCCCTGCGAAGTCGTACTTCCCGGGCTCCTTCTTCATCTGCTCGATCCTCCGTACCGGATCATTCTGCTCCTGGTCCTCCCCGATGATCCCGTCAGGCTGATAAGCAGCCCCGCTTGTATCGAATCCTCTCATCACGTCAGACATCGCTCTCCCCCTTGGTTTGTTTGCTGGTTCTTGTTTTCTTTGCAGCCGGTTTGGCTGCCGGCTTCTCTATTGGCTTTTCCTTCGGTGCAGCCTGAGCCACGACCTGGGCCCACTCGCCGCAGAAATGCTCCATAGTTACTGTTACATGCTCAGGAAACCTGCTGCACTTCCCCCGCTTGTTGTTGGTATCGTGCGGAGTGTAAGTCTCCGAGAAATACCTGCAGGTCTTACATATTGCCGTCATACTACCCTCACCACCCGTGAACTCATGACCATCTTGGTCACCTTTTTCATCTTTCCGTCCGGACCCTTCACGTCGATGGCCTTTGCCGTCTTCTCTCGGACCTCGACAGCCTGGCGACCGACAAGACGCCTCATCTCATTCAGGAAGTCTGCTCTCAGGTCTGCGGATATATCCATCGCATGGACAGCGCAGGCCCGCAGGAAGTCCTCGACGTTCATATCGAACTCAGCCAGCACCAGGGCCAGCTCCTCCGCGAACTCCTGGGTGACCTCTACCTTCGGTATTGTCGTCCGTTTTCCAGCATCCGCCCCTGCCTCTTTCGCCATGATTCCTCCCGTATTTTCATCGGATCTGATATTATCGTCCTCGTAATCTTACCCCCTGCGGGCACATACGTCAATGATGCACCGTACAGCTTCACAAAGTACCAGCAGATCAGCCCCAGGGCTATGACCATATCATCGTGGATCACGTCCAGCCGGTTCTCGTACTTAACCGATCCGTTGGCCTTCCTCTTCATCTCGAACTCCGCGAGCTGCTTCTGGATAAGGTCGGCATGTTCAAGCCCGTTGGCAAAGGACAGTCTTCCCGTGTGCAGCAGGGCAATGACAGAGTCCACCAGTTTCACTTTCGGCACATTGACAAACCCGTCTTGTCTGGTGGTCTCGTACTCTCCTGCGGTGATCTTCACTCCCCACGGGATTACCTTGCTCTCTCTGATGATATCAACAACCGGCGTTCCCACCCCGGTGGCATCCATGATCATCTGGTTATTGCCGATGAACTGCTTATGCTTCGCCAGGTCCACCAGCCTCCGGGCTATCTCGGTGTAGGGCGTTCTTAAAGGTATCTGCTCTGAATAGACGATAGACAGACGCCTCTCGATTGCATCCTCATGGTAAAGCCCGCCGGTCCTGGCCTTTGTCATTGAGGTCGGGGTCTGTATCAGCTTTCCTATCAGTATCGCTGTGGGGTCTGTATCCCTTCCCAGGTCTGCCCCGATTATGTATTCCTTCACAGTTTCACCGCCTCGATCCCGTTTGTGGGAATCTGTATACCGCTCTCAATGTTCAGCGCCGCATCTCCGCGCCCTCGCACAAACGCAGCGCCGACCAGGTCGGTCCCGAAGACCTGCATCTCGTTGTCCACAAACTCGCAGTAATACTCCTGCCTGAACAGCCACTCCGGCATTCTTCGCCGCTCCTGGTCAAGGAACTCCTGAGAGATACGCGGGATATCATCTGCAGTAATCTTGATCTTCAGGACGTTTGGATCATCCGGAGCGTGGAACTCCTCGAAGAAAAACCCTCGGCGGCCCTTCGGGCTCGACAGGATGATAACCCTGGCCTTCGTGTTGTTGGTTGCTATCATCGGCCTGATGGCATAGTACAGATCGTCGGAGGCCATTGCAGCCTCATCGACGATGATCAGATCCGGAGCAGAGAACCCGCGGATAGTGCGCTCGTCGGCCCCTGGGAGGGCAAAGGCCCTGGAACCGTTCTGAAGGACAACAGACTTCGCTGCCACCGATTGAGGTCTGACATAATCCCAATCAATGTAAGCCCTGGACTTTATGAGCAGCTCCTGGCTCTGTCGCTCAGAAGGGGCAAGGATAAGGGTTAGAGACCGCTCTCTGGTCTCAAGCATATTCGCCACCAGCGCCGCGTTGATCTCGGTCTTTCCTGCCTGTCTGGTGCAGCAGATGATGGTGGTCTGCGCTGTACCGTCGGCCACCTGTGCCTGCCAGGGGTCAAGATCCAGGCCCCTGGACCGTATCCAGCGCGAGGGATAAATCTCTGACATGAGATCAGACAGGAGACCATAGGAGCCCAGCTCGTTATATGGTGATTCCCCGGTCAATATCATGGCAAGTCTACATCCCCATCGTCCAGCCGCCTCTCAAGCTCGCGGGCGACATCCGGGTATTGCTGCAGTGTCTCTTTCAGTATTCCCCAGAGCTGGACGAACGCTGGGTCTGTTTTGAATGATCCCGCCCGCACACTACGCAGCTCTGCGGCAACCTGGGCCGCAGCTCGTATGTTCTTCGCTATCTGGTCCAGAATTATTGGCCGCCGGTCGTCAATGGCCATGAGCTGCGCCGTCTCCCTGGGCTCCAGCTCACCGCTGTCCATGGCTTCCCTGATGGCCTCTGTCTTCTTCTCCTGCTCCTTGTACAGCTTTATCAGCTCCGCCCGGGCCCAAGCCAGATAATCAGAAGCCAGGACCCCGGCCTCTATCTCCTCAGCCGCCAGCCCCTGGATCTCTTCCAAGATATCACTATTTCTTCCCTGAGCCCTCTTCAGGTCCAGGAGAGCCCTGTCTGTCGCTGTCCTCGGTCGTAATGTTTGTGCCTTCGTTCCCATCAGTAAAACTCTACCACATAAAGGGTAATAAGGCAAATACTATACATCCGTGTAGTATCCCGGATTATTCTTTTGCTCTTTTGTTGACATTATTTTGACATTCTATTGACATACCCCCCACCTATGTGCTATACTCAGATCATGGTTGAGGGAGAGCGAGGCACTCCCCACCGGGGATCATTGACATAGGGCTTACAGCAGGAGCGGGGATTGTAACCGTGGATAGCTGGAGGGGCACCGAGGAGCAGACGGTATTTCTGCGGCTGAGCATGACAGCATTCATGCAGCAGCTTCCTCAGCACGGGGCGGGGGAGCTGTAGAGCGAGATTCTGGTCTGTATCTGATGCGGATACACTGATGAGCCCAGCAGGGCGAAACCGACAGGGGGATAATATGGAATACAATAAAAACTACCAAGATATTGCCAGCTTCAAATGTGAACGAGCTTTGCTCTACCACGACAGCTACAGAGATGCCAGACCTGCTGAGAAAGTTATTACGCTTTATCAGATAAACCGCAAAGTCTATTCCAGGGTCGGGAACGGCAAAAAGCTTTACTTCATGGCCAATCAGGAGCTCATCATCGAGATGGAGAAGGATGATGATTATTCGAACCTCTTCCGCCTCGTTTTCTCGAACGGAAGCAAATACCAGCATTGGGATATTCTGGAGAGAGTAAGCTGAGTCGAAACCCGGATACGTCCGGGTCCGCGGTGGAATGGCCTCCCCGCGCTGATGAGACAGGCTACAGAAACGGAGGGAAGTATGGCAAGCAATAAAGAAATCGCAGGATATGTTATTGAGCAGATTGAAAAGCTTCTTGACCAGCCGCTTAGCTGGAGCAATGGCCGGAAAGATTTTAGTTTCCCGCATAACCCGGTGAGCGGCACCAGCTACAAAGGAATCAACGTTTTTTCTTTGGCGGTAGACACCCTCGCCCATGGCTACAAGAGTAGCAGATACATGACTTACAATCAAGCCAATAAGCTTGGCGGGCAGGTCCGGGCAGGAGAGAAGTCCAGAATTATAGTCTTCTGGAAAATGCTTCGCACAACCGACAAAGACAACCCCGACAAGCAGAAGTTGATCCCCCTGCTCCGCTATTATCGGGTATTTAATGTTGACCAGATAGACGGACTTCCAGAGAAATATCAGGCTCCTGAGTTCGAGGACATGGAAACCCTGCAGGCGTCTGAAGATCTTGCAGCCAGTTTCTTCTCCAGGGAGAAGGTAACCCTGCACGAGGCCAACGGGACCCCGAGCTATTCGCCCGAGCTTGACAGGATATTCGTTCCTCCTATCGGGCACTATGAGAGCTCTTCCAGGTACTATGAGACCCTGTTTCATGAGATGGTTCACAGCACGGGGCACCCTTCGCGATTGAACAGGGAGCTCTCGATGATGCCAGATTCTTACGCCAAAGAGGAGCTTATCGCGGAGTATGGTTCGGCGATACTTTGTGCCATGACCGGATCTGCCAATGGGTTCGAGAACTTCGCAGCCTATATCAAGTCATGGTGGCACCACGTAAAAGAAAATCCAATGGACCTCGTATCCGCGGCAGGCAAAGCCTATCAAGCGGTTGAGTATATTGAAGGCAAAGCCTCTGGGGAAGAGGCTGGCGCCAACGCAGCGTAAAGGAGAGAGATCTATGAACAAGGCTGATTATCGTGCATACCTGATTGAGCAGGCTGCAGGCTTCGGAATCCCCTCCCGCATGACGGATGGGCTCGTATCATATATCGTCGACGGACAGCGGCCCGGTGGATTCCTTGAGGCCGTACTGAGCAATGATCTGAACGCTGCTGTCGCCAGGGGAGATGATGAGAACCGGAAGCTCCTGTCGAACTACATTCTTTTCCTGTTCAACAGGGCCCCCGGCGGCTGCTGGGGTAACCGGGATCTCTTCGAGTCCTGGGAAGGCATGAACCTTGAGGAGGGGGAGGATGATTGATTATTACTTTGTTGAGGATGCCGCCGGCAGGCGGTTTGTCTCCTGCCTCGGTAGAGACGAGGCTGCGAAGCTTGCCGAGTCCGGAACAACGGTAAAACTTTGCGGTGAGCCTGGGGCCTTCACTGAAAGCGGAAGGGTCCATAGATATATTCACTGCCCGCCGAGTGCCTGGGCTGCAGATCAGGGGGCAACAGACTCGCTCCTCATCGAGGCAGAAATGTTCTACACCACGGCGGGCCATCTTGCAGGCTCATGCACAAGGCCAGCCATCGTTGGAAAGACGGTTGCTTATATCGGGGTCGACGAGGACGACCGAGGGAAAATCGTATGGGAAAAATGGAAAATCAGGAGAAGGTAAGGTACTGCGAAAAGTGTGGCGGTAAAACCATCGTCACATACCGCAGGATCTTCGGCAGAGAAGGGAACGAGCAGGGAAAGGATCTGTTTGACGAGTGTGTCCGCTGCGGGCATAGAAGGAGGTTTTGAATGTTCAAGATGGTAGAGGTCCTTATACACGACCGGAAAGAGCTGTACGGCTGGCGGCTGAAGTCTGTTCTCTGGATGCTCCAGCGGCTGCAGGATAAAATATACGGAAAGCCGATGCAGCTCGGGTTTGAGACCCTCAGGGGCCAGGTTTACTCGATACGGCACGAGCTGAATGTGATCTGGCTCTATGCCCATGGCTGGAATTATGTTCCCTGGTGGGGAGGCGGAGGCAGTGGAGAAGCGTACATGAAAACCCTAAACGCCGCATACGCCGAGAGGAGGTTCAACGGAAGCCAGAAGAGACCCGGGACAATGACCATAAAAGAGCTTAAGCTCGCATTCAAGGAGGTGTAATGAGCTGGCATATAAACGACGTCCTGATCCAGGGACATACGGCGGCTGTTCACAAGGAGGGGGACAGCCTGCTGTTTGCCCTGAATGTCCGGTCTTATGACGTATCTGCAGACGGGACAGAGTATCCTGTTTACCGGAAGTTCGCAGTTCGATCGGAAGCGCCTCTGCCCGAGATCAGAGAGAGGTCCTTTGTCGAGATCCGCGGGGGGCTCGATCATGACGAGAACTTTCAGGTCTACATCACGACCCGCTCTGTAAGGGTGCTGAAGTTTTGAACTGGGATATCGTATCAGGCTACAGGGACGGAGGGCTACAACACGGAAAGGAGCTGCTTGTGACAAACGGAAATGAAACGGTCCCCCTCAGCGATGCTATCTACAGAGTTATTTCTGAGCGGGAAAAGAGAAGGGCTGCAGAGACAGAGAGGCGGAAGTACCTGGAACTCGTAGAGGACTTTCACAGGTTCAGGCTCGGCGAGATATCGAAAAGTGAGCTTGCCTGCAGTATTCACATGTACCAGAGGGGTATGGGATATGAGGTACCTGGGACGCAGCAGGGCGGTTGTCCTGCAGAAGAATAAGCACTGCGTTATCCCGCTCCCCCCGCAATATGTTGAATCGAAGTTAAGCGGGAGCTGGTCCAGCGTCGTGTTTGATATCTGGACAGACGAAAATAGCCGGGGGCTTTTTCTGAGCCCTGTCGGCGACAAGGAGTTATTCGGTGCGGAAGTATACAATGACGAGGGAACAGGCCGAGGCGATGGTAAACCTCATGAGAGGACAATCCCCGAAGCGACGTTTGGAGCCATGGGCAAGAGAAAACTTGTCGTATTATCTGAGAGCGACTTCGATGAGCGAGTTCCTGGGAAAGAACGGGATCACAATTGACGACAACGCATATTCATACGATTTTCCCTGCTGCCATGAGCTGTGGGACAGGGAAACAGAGGGGCTCAAGCCCTGCGGAGATACTCCGACCCGCGAGGTAAAACGCGGTCGGTTTGTATGCGAGAAGCATGATATTTTAGGAGTACGCTGATGGAAGAAGAGAAAGCCCTACAGGCCGCGAGCAATAATATTGTTGCCGCGGAAAACCCTATCCAGTCCCTGGTTGAGAAGGCACTGGATAAGCAGGTAGACGTTGAAACGCTGGAGCGGATCATCGCCCTGGCCGAGAAGACCCAGGCGACGATCGACCAGAAGGAGTTCGAGTACCACTTCGGGCTCATGCAGCAGGAGTTTGAGCCGGTCCACAAGACGCGGTCGGTTAAGACAAAGAGCGGGGATCACGCCTATTCCTATGTGAACCTTGACGACATTCTCGCGGTGTATAAGCCGATACTGTCCCGGCATGGGTTCTCCTATCGCTGGGAGGAAGAGACAGTCACCCCGGACCTGAAGAGAATAACCTGCGTTATTGCGGGGTACGGGCACGAGAAGAGAAGCTCTGTCGAGGTCCCGATACCCCCGGCGTCGTCCATGACCAACAGCATCCAGCAGCGAGGATCTGCGACATCCTACGGGAAACGATACTCATTCTGCTCGGCTGTCGGCGTAATCATCCAGGATGAGGACGACGATGCAGCGGGCCTTACCTTTGCCGATGGTGTCCGCTACTCGGTTTTCGTCGATGCCATGAATAAGGCTGAGGATCTTGAAAAGCTGAAGTCCGCCTGGGCATCCTGCTATAAGGAGCTGAGCAAGGCCCGGGATAATGACGGCCTCGAAAAGATGAGCGGGATATACACCAGCCGGAAGGAGCGGCTTACCAATGGATCAGAGAACTGAAGAGTGGTTTGAAGCTCGCCGCGGGAAGTTTACAGCTTCCCGCGTTTATGATCTTATCCCGGGACCCAGGGGCGGATCGGCAGCGCTCGACAACTATATCATGGAGGTCGCCCTGGAGAGGGTTACCGGGTATACGGAAGAAGGGTTTTTCTCCCAGGATATGCAGAACGGGATAGACCGTGAGGGTACAGCCAGGGCGCTATACGAAGCTCAGTACGAGTCGGTTACCGAAGTAGGGTTCATTCTGCACCCCGATATACCGTACCTCGGAGGATCTCCGGACGGGTTAATTGAGATTGATGGGGGGCTTGAGATAAAATGCCCGAAGGCGAAAACTCATCTGAAAACACTGCAGACCATGAAAATTGAGACGCGGTATCTTTATCAGATCCAGTGCAATATGATGTGCAGCGGCAGGTCCTGGTGGGCATTCGTCTCCTATCATCCCGGATTCCCGTTTGGGAAAGAGCTTGTTAGGATCATCGTCAAGAAAGATCCAGTAGTGCAGACAGAGATAAAGATAGCAGTCGAGAAGGCTGAGAAAAAGGTTCAGGAAATCGTAAAATATCTGGAGGAGTAATGTTAGACTTAATCGAAAAGAAAACTGTAAACGAGCTTGATCCGAGCAAGGCGCAGCAGATCCGTGAAATGTTCGAGCCCATGGTCGGGATGCTGGAGGAGATGGAAGGCCAGTACGCTGAAGTAATGAAACTTGAACAGTCTCCCGAGAAATCTGCCCTGGCCAAGCGGCTCCGCATAGAAATCGCCAAGGTGCGTATAGAAGCCGACAAGGTCCGCAAGGCTCAGAAGCAGCAGTACCTGATTGCCGGTAACGCGATTCAGGGAGCGTTCAATATCCTTAAGTATGCCGTGACCGACAAGGAAGAGGCGCTCAAGGAGGTAGAAACCTACTACGAGCGGCTTGAGGAGGAGCGGCTGCAGAAGATCAGGGAAGAGCGTGGTCAGCAGCTCGAAGAGCTTGAGTACGTACTCCCAGGGGTAGACCTCGCGAGCGTAAGCGACGAAGACTTCGAGAAAATCCTCGGACAGGCCAGGGTTAACCATAAAGCCCTGATAGAGGAGCGCGAGAAGGAGGAGCGCGAACGGCTGGAGAACGAGCGTCTCGACAAAGAGTATCGCGACAGGAGAGAGAAGGCTGCCAGGTATGCCAGATACGGATCGCTCGACCATGTATATCGCGGGATGCCTGACCATGAGTTCAATGAACTTATCGAAAATATGGAACTGAAGGAGCAGGAAGAGGTTCAGCGCCAGAGGGAAATCGAGGAAGAGAATAAGAGGCTCGCAGCAGAGAGGAAGAAGCAGGACGAGGAAATGCGGAGGGAGCGGGAAAAACGTGATAAGCTCGAAAAGGCCGAAGCCGAGAGAAAACGGATCGCAGCCGAGGAAGCAAGGAAACTGAAAACTGCAACCGACAAGGAGAAACTTCTTCTTGCTGCCCAGCAGGTTCTTGGTTTCGTTGATACGGTCTCGACAGACGAGGCGGTGGCCGCAATACGGGAGGCATACAGCGTCCTGTCGAAGGCTGCCGGTGAGCTGTGAAGATCCTGATCGTCTCAGACTCAGAGTATATCCCTGAGTCTGAGGATCTCCCCGAGATAGGAACCTCGTACCTGCTTGAAGACGCTACCTATGGGACCTCGGCGCAGAACAGGACCTTTCACGCGCTGCTGCAGGAATATTGGAAGAGCGGGCTTCACCCGAAATACGGCGGGGACCCCTTCTCTACATTCAAGGATCAGATAAAACGTACCATTGGAGCTGGTTTTGAATCCTACGTCTATGCAGACATCATCGACGGAAAGCCGAAGATTTTCCAGGCATCTTCAATCGACGAGATACCCGACAGGATACGTAAAGATCCTGACATGAGGTCGATAGTCAGAGGGCGACTGAAATCCTGGGCTGATTATACCAAGAAGGAGCGGCAGAATACGATCGACAACATAATAAACGACATGCTCTCGGTCGGAGTTAGCAGTAAAAAGTTCGATGAAATACTTTCCGGAATCGGGTGGGGATCGTGACCGAGAGGGAACGGTTCGCCCTGGCTGATCTTCGTTCCGAAGTCTATGTTCGCGACCGTGGGTGCTGCCGCTATTGCGGAAAGCCTGTTCCCTTCCCAGGGGAGCTGGCGCACAGAATACCGCAGACAAAAGTGAATCTCAAGAAGTACGGCAAGGATGTGATTCACCATAAAAACAATCTCGCCCTGGTGTGCTATCGCTCATCCAGGTGCAATGACGGCATGATGATAGGGAACGACAAGGAAGAGACTACTAAACTTCTGTTTAGTATTTACGCGGAGCTTGGGCTGTGATAATATTACAGCAACCTTCTTCCGTTTCCTGTGCCTTCTCCTGTGCCACCGCCCACAATATACGGGCGGTGGACTTTATTACCTACTGGAGGATCTGATGGCAACAGTAATAACGAAACGCGAACTCATCGAAATATACGAGAACAATTCGAACCATGAAGCAGCACGCCTTCTCGGCGTGTCGGTCAACACCCTGATGCGCGTTCTCAGGGAGAACGGGATAGAAACAAAGGGCAAGGGGGTCCGCCAGGGGAAGCTTGTCGTCGTCGATGAGGAGAGTGTAGATGATAATCAGGATTGAAAAAACAAAAGGGTATAGCGTAATAGCGAACGAACTCGCCAAGAGGAGCGACGTTTCAGCCAGGGCGAAGGGAATATATTTCTACCTCATGACACTCCCCGACGACTGGAAGCTCTACAAGCGAGAGCTATACACACACTTTACCGAGGGCAGAGACGCGATATCAAAGGCATTCAATGAACTGAAAGATCTTGGATATATAACGAAAAATCCTGAGCGCGACGATTCTGGACGCATAATCGGCTGGGATTACACGGTTCACGAGTCAGTCCAAAATCTCCAATCTACCGAACGACTGAAAAACCGTCGGACGGAAAAACCGTCGGACGGAGAATCCGCAACTACTAAATACTCACTTAAACAAAATACTTACTCAACAAAGAATATATATAGTCCTGCACGGCAGGACCGTATTCCCTATGCGGATATCGTTGATATTCTTAACAGAGAATGCGGAACACGGTTCAAGAGTTCCGGAGAGAAGACGAGGAAGCTTATACGAGCAAGATGGAATGACGGGTTCAGAACAGCTGACTTTGAGTCTGTGGCCAGGAAGAAGGCTGCTCAGTGGCTGGGGTCAGAGATGGAAAAGTTCCTGCGGCCAATTACGCTGTTCGGGACGAAGTTTGAATCATACCTAAACGAGAAGGAAGAGAAGAATGGAAGAAGGAAAACAGATCCCTGGGAATCTGGTGACTACTACGGGGATCGCAACGTGTCCTGAGCATGGTGACTATGAATGCAAGCTGATACGCTTTGCCGGTATGGAGCTGCGTTCTACCCTGTGTCCGATATGCGAGAAGGAGAAGCCAGAACACAGGAGGCCGCTGTCTGAAGACGACAAGGAAAGAACAAAGCAGCGCGACATCCAGCTCTACCAGAACAAGATGGAGGGCATGGGAATCCACCGCAGGTTCTATGATGCAAGCTTCGAGTCGTTTGATACTGAAATACGAACAAATATATACAAAGATTCCCCGTCTCATGTTCTTGAGTCCTGCATTGCATATGCCAGGGATTATAGAAGCAATCTCGACACAGGGAAGAACCTGTTCCTCATCGGAGGCCCTGGGACAGGGAAAAACCATCTTGCTGCATCCATACTGAAGGCCGTTGGATCTGGACGGATCGCAAAAGTATCAGAGATCATAAGGAATATCAGAAGTACCTACCGGACGGGAGCGAGTGAGCAGGAAGCAATCAACTCCTGGGCTTCCATCCCGCTCCTCGCTATCAACGAAATCGGAATCCAGTATGGGACTGAAGCTGAGAAGAATCTCATCTTTGAGGTCCTGGATATGAGGTATGAGAACGTTCTTCCGACGATTATGATATCGAACCTTACTATAAGCGATATGAAAGAGTTCGTCGGAGGACGGGTAATCGACAGGATGCTGGAGAATGCACAGGTACTCACCCTCACATGGAGGTCATACAGAGATGGCAAAGTCTCAAAGTAAGCTCATCCTCATGGATCTCATCGGAGGCCACAGGATCACAGCTCTCGACGCCCTGCGCGATTATGGGTGCTTTAGGCTGTCTGCACGGATTGAAGAACTAAGAAGGAGGGGATATCAGATAAAATCAGACAAGGTTTTGATAAAATCTCGTTTTGGGAGAAGGACGGTAATATCGTCATATTACATTGAAGGAGAAGGAGATGAATAGACTTTTATTCTGGATAGGGATAGACATATTCCTGTCGCTCGTCTTAATTGCGCTTGCCGGGATTGCGCTCCCGGCGGTCTTATAGGGGTCGGTCGTGGAAAGAATAGTACTCACAGATATCTATATGAGGTTTGAGCCGAGAGAAGATGATGGCGATTATTTAACCGGGCTTGGCGAACTGTCGGAAGCTGGGCTCGATACAATACTTGCGCATCTCGTTTCCGGAGGAGGGGACTTTAAAAAAGACGGAAACATAGCATTTACAACCGAGGAGATCTTAAGCAAGGTAAATCTACTTCCTCGCGACACAAAAAACAGGATAATAATAGGACTCGCGTCATATACAGTAAACGTAATTGTGCAATACTGTGCCCATGTCGCCAGCATCGGTGGCCTACAGAGGATTCAAACCGACAACGAAATAGGGTTTGAGGAAACAATTAAGCAATTGAAGATGTTATTATAGGAAATGAATCAATAACTACCGGCCCCTGGGAATCAGGGGCATTTTGGATGGCGCCGCTGAGTTGGTCGGCGACCGGTCTTGAAAACCGGGGGTGCGTGAAAGCGTAGGGGTTCGACTCCTCCGTCATCCGTTGGAAGCATGCCAGAGAGGTAATGGGCCAGTTTGCTAAACTGTGACGCGGGAAACCGTGCGGAGGTTCGATCCCTCCTGCTTCCGTAGACCGTTTGCTGTTGGCTACGGTCAAACCCCGTGAGGTGATCGGGGAGCGCACAAGCGCATATTATTATTCAAAGGATTTTAGGCATTCTTTCTGACAATCGGTAGTTGTAGTGGGCTGCAGGTTGTCCCTCCGTACCCCGGCAGAGAAGAGGTTGCCGGGGTACATTTTCTACAGGAGAAAGCGTATGGACAAAGAGAAGCAGGCGTTTGAAGAGTGGTTTTCAATGGAATCTACAAAGGAAGAACTTAATTTTTCTAACTATTTGTACGGTGAGAATTGTTATCCAATACGATTTACAAGAGGCTTCTACGGCGGCTACCACGCACGAGACGCAGAAATCGCCAGCCTCAAGGATGTGATTGAGCGGAAGGATGAAGCATTAAGGCAGGCTTTTGGAGTATTGCAAAGATCGAGAACGTGGGGCGGTACAGAGTGGGTATACCACGGTGCACCGAAATACCGAGTAGCTAAAGTGTTGAGAATACTTGATAGAGCCATCACAAAAACCGAGGAGGTGGAAGGATGATGCCATTACATGAAATAAATATTGGCGATGTTTTTTGTGCCGGATATCCGTTTGTCAATGAATATGCCGTTGTTGAAAAAAGCGAAGGCATGGTTAAGCTCATGGTGTGCGGACCGAATATGTCTTATGTAAGAAGCCCATTAAATAAACCATTTTGGAAAAAGCCAACCGACCAATTGTTTACCGAGCGGAACAGAGTTTTAAACTCAAAATTATTCGGAGCCAACCCATGACTCCTGAAATCTGGCAAGAATGTGGAGAGTGCGGTGGCAGAGGGTGGCACTGGCACCATCATCTTAGTAGTGCTGGTGAGCACATAGGAAAGACAAAAGAACCGTGCCCCCACTGCGCTCACTCACCGAAACCGGGCTACCGCGCAATCCTCTACACCCCGGAACAATGGGAAGCGGCAGGCGGTGTGCTGCATGATGATCTGCGTGTCTGGTTCAAAGATCATTATTTGGCGAAGTGGGTAAATGATTCATATAAATCAGCGATGACTTGGAAAAATCCATTATACTTTCAGATTATAGTTTCGACCACAGCGATCACAATGAAGGATCTGGAGGAGATATGAGTATCTTTTGGGATTACAGACCAAAGGCGCTAAAAAACGAAATACCGTGTACAGATTGTGTACATTCCAGCATCAGATGGTGGTCTGGGCGTATTGGCTGTGGACTGTATAATGGGTATGCAGTATCAAAAAAAGGTACATGTTCTAAGGCAGAGAAAAAGCAGAAGGAGGCCACCGATGCCGATGAAGATTGAGTTCACCCATGATGATGTTGTTTCCGTTAAAACAGCACTGACAAAAATGGGAGTAAGTGTACCAGAAACAGACGATCTTGCGGACAGTCAAATACTATCCATGTTCAGACGTTTAGCTGAGCGTGTAAGGGGAGGAGATTATATGATGCACCGAACATTCACCCAGGCCGAACTCGATGAAGCGATGAAGGCGGCGAAGATTGAAGTGTATTTGGATGTTATGGGCAAGCTAACCCATATTGACAAATATACTAATTCCTACTGGGAATATTGTCGAGATGCAATAACGGAGCTTGAAAATGGCTGAGTTAATATTAAAGATCATATTTATCTACATTCCAGCAGCGGTGTTTTATATCGGATTGATTATTTTCTTTATCGCCAGAGGTGCGGCAAAGGACATTGGCAATGGCTGAGTTGAAACCGTGCCCGTTTTGTGGTGGTATTCCAGAAGTTCACACAGCACAATCAGGTCCGTTTGTTGGGCTGACAAGAGTATCACATAGATGTTCAATAATGGGTTATTTGTTAATTCAAGATTGGACTGAAGGGATAGAATATGCAAAAAGGTGGAACACCCGCAACGACGAAGCCGCCAGACAAAAAGGCGCAGAAGATGCAATTTTGAAAAGCGGTATCATGCAACTTAAAATAGATAGCGCCGTAGCTGTTGCACGAAAAGAAGAGCGGGAGGCGTGTGCCGAGCTGATTGATGAGTTCTTTGAAATATATGAATCTGATGGCGTTGAGTTCTGGTTAGAATATGACGCAGAAAATGGATCAGAAAAAATATACAAACGCTTCCAGGATTGGAAAGAGAAGGCTAATGCAATCCGCAAGCGAGGGGAGAAATGAAAACAGTAGGCTTTATGTGTTCAACTCCGCTGTATGAATACAACGGCTGGACGTTTGAATTTGGCTACATGTCAGGACCATGGCCGGTACGCAAAGACGGAGAATTGTATAAGCGGTGTGGCGATAAGTTTTACAACGACATTGACGGCTTTTTAAAAATGCCACAAGAGGAACGAAATAAATACCGTGTCGGCGGCGGTTGTGATCCGCTTGTGAGGGAGGAATAATGACACCGCTTGAATCATACGATATAGGAACAGACGTCCGGCCTTTTCTTCACAAGATTTCCCAGCCTCCTAAAAAAGAATCATCACACCAGGGAGGCGTCAAGGTTCACAAAATAAAAAAAGATACAAATTATAACATTAAAAAAGCAGTTGCGGCACAGCGAAAAATTGCACTTGAGAAGGGAAACGAACTTCGAGAGTACCGTATGAAAAAAGAAATCAATATAAACGATTTAGCGAAAAAATTAGGATGTGCAAGCAAAACAATCATTGTTGCTGAAACTACAACCGGCGTATTGACGCAAAAGCAAGTCTATAAATTACAACCGTTTTATGGTGATCTTGTGAATCACTTTTTAACGGTGAAGGGGGAGGAATGGAAGACAGTGCAGAAATAGAGAAATTGATTGATGCTATGATTGAACGATTATCAAATATTTTAGAGGGAGAAAATAATGCAGGAAAATAACGATCAGATCGGGGCCATGTGGATCAAGGAAGGACAGCGCGGGAAATACATGTCAGGCGTAATTGAAATAAACGGCGAGAAAATAAATATTGTCGTTTTCAAAAATGGATATAAAAAAGAGGACAAGCACCCGGACTACAGGATATTGAAGTCACGGCCGAAAAGTGAACAGTACGGAAATTCCGAACAGTTGCCGGATAAACAATTCAATCCGGAAAATAAGGATATGTTTGAAGACGATATCCCATTTTAATAATTTTACAAGGAGTGTTGTATGGACAGTTTTCATTATTTAGTATTGGCAATTATAGGATTTTTTCTCTTGCGTTTCTTAGTCAATTGGTATTTTCGCTTGAACGATATTGCAGATACCCTGCACAGTATCAAAAAGCTGCTTGAGAAAAGAGAATTGTAGTCTATTGATTTTAGTTTAGGATTGTGGTAGATTATCGGTGTCGCGTGAATCTGGCGGTAAGCGCGGCGCCGGTGTTACCGGTTTTCCTGGGATGAAGCCTTTCAACATTGGCGGCTCCGTCCCGAATCTTGGCTCCCAGGTGCCTTGAGTAGGGGTGTCAGCGGGGCTGCCAATATTGAGAGGTTTTTTTATGTCAGAAAGAAAATCATTATCTAAGAAAAAAAGGTTAGAAATATTTAAAAGGGATAAGTTTACGTGCCAGTATTGCGGTAGGAAATCCCCAGATGTTGTACTTGAGATAGATCATGTTGTCCCGGTTTGTGATGGTGGAAGCAATGATTTATTGAATCTTGTAACTGCATGTTTTGATTGTAATCGAGGAAAAGGAAAAAATAAGCTCGATGATTGCAGTACAGTTGAAAGACAACGTAAAGAATTAGAAATAAGAGCAATAAAGAATGAACAGATAGAAATGATGCTTGAATGGAAAAAGTCATTACTTGATATCAACGACAAGGAAGTTGACGCTTTTAATAATTACATGAAAGAAGTTAGTGGATCCTCTTTAACAGATCACGGTAAAAAGTTAATAAGATCATATATAAAAAAATATGGATTATCTGAGGTAATGGATGCATTTTTATTGTCATATAATCAGTACGCTGTAGTTAAATATCAAAATGTGTCTGTGGCCATGGATAAGTTGCCAGGGATATTAAGAAATAGAGAAATACAGAAAACAGATCCACTACATGCAGAAGCAACACATTTGTGCTATTGTTCAAAAAAAGAGTTAAGAGATGCAAGATATAAATGGTCTGAAATGTATAATTTTTATCACATATTATTAGAAAAAGAAATTAGCAAAAGAGAAATAATGTCTGTTATATATTCGTCAGAATATTTTGAAGAAGTAGAGGAGAAGTTAAGCATACAATGAAAGAAGAACGCAGATCAGTAGACACTTCATTTTGGACTGATCCGGTCGTGGAAAATCTTAGCAAAGAAGCAACGTATTTATTTAATGCTATGCTAACCTTTCCAGAAAATAACATGGCCGGAGTTTATGAAATAACGGAAAAGAAAATATCATATTATACAAAGCTAACGCTTGAAGAAATCAATTCAGCTTTCCGTGAGCTTGAATTGCAGGGAAAAGTTTTTCGTTATAATCACTGGATAGGAATAAAAAATCATATTAAAAATCAGAAGATTGCAAACGGCAATATGGCTATTTCAATCGTAAAAGATTTATGTAAAGCGCCGAAGGAAATTAAACTATGGCTTTATTACAAGCCAAATACTGAACAGCTTGAAGAATGGTTTCAGACAATAGTTTTCAAGGTAAATAGCTACTACGGTGAGCAAAGAAGGCGCGCTATTGTAAAGGCAGTGAACAATAAACAGGTTGCGTCAGAAGAAGAGGCAAATAGAATATATCCTGAAATCTCAATATCAAAAGATGAACTGATAAGAATTACCACCGAAGAGTTACCTTTTCACCGTAATGAAATATCTAATTTCTACAATACTCTAACCCTTACACAATGGTTACAAGGGTGTTCCCCTAATAAGAATAGGAATAAGAAGATAGAAGTAGAAGATAGAAGTAGAAGAGTGAAGGGGGAAGTAGAATATATGAATGGTTATTCAGATAACCATGGTGACAGTGACTATTATAATTTTTTAAAAGAGCTCATCGAGCTTTCAAAGACAATGGGGGCTTTAACTGAGTTTCGCGGAATACCAGAGAACATACCAAACATAGGTCAGGTTTTCGATACCCTTAAAAACTATTCTGCTGAAGAAGTAAAACAGGCATTTTCAAACTATGAGGAAATATATAATAATCAGGATAAGTACAGATATCTTACTTATGGTAATATCGGAAACTTTATTATAAAGGGAGTGCCTGAATATCATGACGGAAATAATCCTTTTGTGAAGTATGCGAAAAAAGATAACGTAAAAGAATCAAACAAAGACGATGATTGGCTTATGAAAGAAATCAGGAAAGCAGAATGAACGTACAAGAATATCTTACAAAAAAAGGATATGACTATAACGTCATAAACAGGCCTGCAGGACCGCAAGCAATTATGAACTGCCCTAAGTGCGGAGACCGGGAAAAAAAGTTTTCTATAAATACTGAGACAGGCGCTTTTAATTGTATGCATCTTAATAACTGCGGATGGAAAGGATCGTTCAGGGATTTTCAAATATTCCATAATGATGAACCCACAGGTTTAATAGGTGACAATAATTTTTCAGTTAAGAAAAAAGAATATGATATACCGAAGAAAAAAATAGAAGATGTAAACAAGGAAATATATATATGGTTTAATAATCGCGGAATATCTAAAAACACAGTTGATCATTTTCGTATTGGAAAATATCAGAATCAGATAGCCTTTAAGTTTTATGAAAATGGCGTATTTAAGAATTGTAAATATCGAGACATGAAAGAAAAGAAATTTTACCAGGAAAAGAACGCTGCACCAGTATTATACAACCGCGATAATGTACCGGAAGAATCGGAAGAGCTTATTATTTGCGAGGGTGAAATTGACGCTTTAACATGGCATCAGTACGGATTCCCTTCCGTTGTATCTATCAATTCAGGGGCGAACGACAAGCGATGGATTGAATATAATTTCAAATGGCTTGAACGATTCAAAAAGATATTTTTATCAATGGACATGGATGAAGCTGGACGGAAAGAAGTTGAAGAAATTTCGAATAGGCTTGGGGCATGGCGGGTTTATGATATCGAACTGCCTTATAAAGATTGTAATGAATGCCTACAGAATAAAGTTGATAAGGAAACAATTACAAACGCTTTATTAAACGCAAAAGGATTTGACAGGGAAGAAATAGTCTGCGCGGTTGAATACAAAGAACTCATAATAAAAAACATGCTTGAACCTGAAAAAGACTATGGGAGAAAAACGGGAATAGACCTTCTTGATAATAAACTAAAAGGGTGGAGAGGTGGAGAAATAACAGTTTGGACGGGAAGGAACGGATCAGGAAAAACAACAGCGATAATGGAAGTTTTAATTCTTGATATTATCCACGAAGCAAAAAAAGGCAATCTATTACCTGGATGCTTAGGGTCTTTTGAAATGAGGCCAGAAGTTTTGTTATCATGGGGGACTCTTCAGTTACAATATTTAAATGGTCACATAAGAAAGCCTGATGGAATAACAAGATTAGAAATAGAAAAACTTATCGAGAGTATTTTCTGGCAGATGTACGTGATAAATATTAAAGACGTAATCAGTGAGGATATGTTATTTGATCTTTACGAGTTTGCAGCCCAGAAATACGGATGTAAAGTTTTTATCCTTGATAGCCTTATGCGCGTAAGATTGAAAAATAAAAAAGACAAGTACGAAGGACAGGCACACTTTATGGATCGTCTTGCGCGTTTCGCTGATAAATTTGACTGCCATGTTCATCTTGTTGTACATCCGCGAAAAGGAGAAAAGGATACTGATGCACCAGATTCTTCAGCTGTAAAGGGTGCTGGAGAAATAACAGACATAGCGCATAATGTAATTTCAATATATAGATTATCAGACGATCAAGTTGAGAAAATAGCAAACGAATTAAACATATCAAAAAGTAACGCGCCGACAAGTTTATGGCATTTACACAAGAACAGGATGCACGGCCTCACAGGATCAAAAAGAATGATTTTTGACGAACAATACAAAATATTCAAGGAGTTTTAACAATGACAATGGCAATTGTAATTGAACAGCTTTTGACGGCGAAGGCACAGGGACTGGAGATTGTTGGGATCAACGCTGGGATGGGATTCCAGGATATGCTTTGTGTAGAGTATAAAGGCAAAGTGCCTGATAGTGCTTATGCAATTTTCTGCGGGTTACCAATAACTTGGGATTCAAGTATTACTGATTATCACTTTATCGAGCAGGTAGCGTTTAATTTCTGACCACTTGAAAATAAACACATAGGGCGGTATTATTTTAGGTATGGCAGGTATGACGACTAAGCAGGAGCAATTCTGTTTAGAATATTTGAAAGATTTTAACGCTACTCAGGCGGCTATCAGGGCAGGATATAGCCCTAAAACCGCCGTTGTCACCGGACATGAAAACCTTAGAAAACCTGATATCAAAAAAAAGATAGATCAGCTCATGTCAGAACTCATAGAGGACAAGAATAAAATAATAATTGATAATGTTCGATTCTGGATCGATGTACGCAGCGACCTTGAAAATGACATGAAAGACAGATTGAAAGCGTCGGAGTACCTTGGGAAATATGCGGCCATGTTTACCGAGCGGATTGAACACTCAGGCAACATAGAATTCAAAACAGTCTCCCTGGAAGAACTGGAAAATCATATAAACTCAGATACTCCGCGTGATGAATGAACGAAGCAATAAGCAAATGCAGGTCAAGTTTTATTTACTTCGTATCGGCGGTGGCACCGCATTTTATCTTTTCTGATTTTTCCCGGGACCTATGCCGTAATCTTCAAAAGTTTTTTGTTGATGCACAACGCGAAAAAATGCCGAAGCTTTTACTTGAGGCTCCACCGCAGCACGGTAAAAGTTTTATCTGTTCAGTTTTATTCCCGGCGTGGATAATCGGCGTACGTCCTAACTTAAGGGTTGCTGTTGCAACCTATACGTTTATCCTTGCGAAAAAACGAAACATAGAAATACAGCGTATTCTTGAATCAGATATGTACAAGGCCATTTTCCCCGATACAACGCTACGTCAGGGAAACAAAACAGTTGACGGCGCACGTGACGCAGAAGGATTTGAAATAGTCGGGAAGGACGGCTCTATGCGATTTGTCGGCGTCGGTGGATCGCTGACAGGTTTTCCCGTTGATATCGGAATAATTGACGATCCATACAAGGACATGTCAGAAGCCAGAAGTCAGACTATGAATAATTCAGTCATTGAATGGTATAACTCGGTATTCAAAACACGTCTATCAAAAATAAGTGGAACTGTCATGATGCTTACCCGTTGGGCGACAAATGACCTTGCAGCGTGGTGTATGAAAAATGAAAAATGGGACGAACATAAATATATGGCAATAGACAATGGAAAAGCTCTTGTGCCTCAGCTTCATCCAGTTGAACAGCTATTAGAAATACAGGCAAGTATGCCGCCTGCAATTTGGGAGGCCATGTATCAACAGAACCCTGTTATCCAGGGTGGAAATATTATCAAAGAGGAATGGCTGAAATATTATTCCGTACTGCCTGAAAAGTTTGAACGTGTATTCATAACCGGTGACACGGCGCAGAAGGTCAAAGAACACAATGACTTTTCTGTATTTACTTGCTTCGGATTTGACGGCGCTAATGTGTATATTTTAGATATGTATCGCGGAAAGGTTACTGCTCCCGGGCTACGTGATGCCGCATTGGAATTCTGGAATAAATGGCAGAATGGGGCAGGCGGTGCGCATTGTTCAGGATTTTACATTGAGGACAAGGCAAGCGGAACTGGGCTTATTCAGGATTTACAGATATCATCCCCTATACCAATTCTGCCGGTACAGCGTGACAGAGATAAATATACAAGGCTCATGGATATTTTGAATTACATACAGGCTGGTAAACTGTATCTTCCGGCAAATGCGGTTTATACTAAAATCATGGTTGACGAAATGCTTGCATTCTCCGGAGACATGAAACATGAACATGATGATATCATAGATACTATCATCGACGGATTATATATAACATACGGTCCAGGTTTTATCTCAATGCTTGACGTACTTTAGAACAATTGACCGTAGATCAAAATAGGGGTAAGGTACAAACATGGCACGGAGAAAATCGAATAACGGGCAGCGTTTTACAAATAGCCTCACGGAGATGGGGATTCAATTATCAATGCTAAACGGGACAACCGGCGGGAGCACGCTGTCAAGTTACGGGACGGCAGCCTACTCAAATAATTATTCACTTCTTACGCTGAACCGCATAATCCTTACCTACATGTATACCGGGAACGGTATTTTTCAGACTGCTATTCAGCTTCCAATTCAGGACGCAATCGGGAAAGGCGTTGACATACAGTCCGGTGAACTCGATAACGATGACATCGATGAGGTTATGAGCTATTGGGAAGATATCGGCCTATGGGATGCTGTACTTAATTACTGGACATGGGTCAGGCTTTACGGTGGTGGCGCCCTGCTTGTAAATAGCAATCAGGACCCTCAGAAACCGCTTAATCTGAACACACTCGATAGAACACCATTAGACTTCTACGACATAGACCGCTGGCAGCTTGATACCAACCAGGCCATATTTGACGATTGGGATTCTTACAGTCTGTCAGCATCAAACAATAACGATATGATTTATCTGTACGGCGAGCCCATCCATGAGAGCCGTTTTCTACGTTCCAAGGGAAAGCGGGCCCCGCATTATGTCCGTCGGGTACTACGTGGCTGGGGAATGAGTGAAGGCGAACGGATGATCCGTGACCTGAACTTGTACCTTAAAACGCAGGATGTACTGTATGAAATACTCGATGAGTCGAAGGTTGACGTCTACAAAATAAACGGCCTTGCTCAAAAGCTCATGCAATCCGGGGGAACAGCTAAAATAACCCAGCGGGTACAGGCGGCAAACGAGATAAAGAATTACGTCAATGCTCTGGTTCTCGATAGTCAGGAAGACTACGAGCAGAAGAGCATGAGTTTCGCCGGGCTTGCCGAAGTTATGAATCAGAACAGAATGGGCGTATCTGCGGCCTTGCGTATCCCGATGGCTAAATTGTTTGGAGAAGCGGCTTCCGGTTTTTCAAGCGGTGAGGATACCTTACAGAATTATAATGCCATGGTTGAAAGTGAGATCAGAGCACCGCTTAAGCCTGTTATACGTAAGCTTTTAAAAATCACCATGGCTCATGTTTTAGGCTATGTTCCATCGTTTACGTTTGATTTTCCGTCGCTTCGTGAATTGAAACCGGAAATTGAGGATCAGATAAAAACCGGAGATACTAACCGGATACTATCATTTTACGATCGTGGCCTTATTGATGCTCAGGAAGTTATGCAATCTGCCAGGAAAGCTGGAATCATTGATATCGAGACAAAGGCGGAACGCGGACTTGTTCAGAACCCGGTAGCGCCTGCAGGGGAAGAAGAAATTACGACCATGAGCGATCAAGTTAAACCAGTAGCGGAATGATAAAACTACAGGAATCAGATTACAAAATAATTGAGGATCAACTCATTGAATTATTTTACCAGTGGTACTATAAGCCTATTCTCGATCTGATGGATGATAAGCGTTTTAACCAGCTTTACAATTCAAACAGCGCTCTTGTCTCCGCAATCAGACGAGGGACGGTAAAATACAAAGACGGAATATTTACCGGATCGTTTAATTCCCGCATATCAAAAGAGCTTTCCAGGTTCGCAAAATACAACGGACGCAAGAAACAATGGGAAGGCATGGCCCCGCCTGATGTAACAGCTGCGGCGATGATTGCAAACGATAAAATGATGAAACTAAACGAGCGCATAAAGGCTGAGCTGAATACCATGGAGGCCCGGGTAAAGTCTTCGATAAATAACCTGCCGCTCCGTGTTGAGGAAGTAATCAACGATATCGACGGCCGCTTAGTCAAAGAGGTTAAGGGAATAACTGTCTTGCCAGAAATAACCGAAGATATGCGGAAAAGTCTCACGGAAAAGTATACCGAGAATATGGAGCTTTACGTCAAGGATTGGAATCCTGAACAGATAAAGCGCCTCCGTGTGATGGTAGAAAACAATATCCGTAAGGGACTCAACAAGCAAGATATGCGCGACGCTATTATGTCGGAGTTTGGCACCACCAGGGCGAAGGCGCAATTTTTAGCCCGTAACGAGGTCAGTCTATGGCTTGCCGAGATGCGTAACAACAGGTTCGGCGATGCGGGGGTTGAGATTTACAAATGGTCAACGTCGAATGATTCCCGGGTTGTAGGCACCCCCGGCGGGAAATGGCCCGAGCCGTCGAAGGGACACGGCAACCATTTTCTACTTCAGGGCTGCATATGTAGACTTGATGATCCTACAGTTTACGCCGATAGCCTGAAAGATGCTAAAGCCGGCAAGTGGAAAAGCAAGCTTGCAATCGGAGCTGGCGACAAGCACCCCGGGCAGGAATATTTGTGCCGCTGCGGGATGATACCTGTACTATTGCCTAAATAGTAAACAAACGTATAGCAAACAAATGTTACTTGACAATTGTATAGTATTTACTCCATTATCTAAGTATGAGCGTCAAAACGCAAAAGGTCAGAAACGCGGCCCCGAAAAAATACAAAGCGAGGATGATTGCCCCCGGATTGGTCAATTATGACGATCTCGGAATAGGTAACGTCCTTGTACGTAAACCGGCACTTGATAAAATCAATCCGGGATGGACGGGGAAGCCCGTGTTTAACATGACACACCGGGACGTATCGGAAATAGAGGCGTTCGATTTCCGCAACGAAGACCCGGAGAATTTCGCTGACGGTATCATAACGGAATCAGTTTACGATGATGCAAGCGGGTTTTACGTCGCTGAGTTTTTAGTATGGGATGCGGAAACGCAGGAGACCCTTGATCTAAAAGACCGGACAGGAAAACCGCTGTATAGCGTATCGTGCGCGTACACGGTAACCGAAGAGGACGAGACCGGAGGGGAATACAACGGTATACCCTTCACATCAGAAGTACTCAACGGGCGCGCTGATCACTTGGCCATCGTAAATAATCCGAGATACCCGGATGCGGTATTATTGGAGAACGCTAAACCCGATAAGGAGAAATCTATGGGATTTAAACTATTTTTGAACAAGGGCAAGGATGAGGCCGACGCGAAAAAGCGTAAAAACGAACTGCCGCCTCCTGAACCCGAAGAGACCGCGGCCCCGAAAAAATACAAAGCGAGGATGATTGCCCCCGGATTGGTCAATTATGACGATCTCGGAATAGGTAACGTCCTTGTACGTAAACCGGCACTTGATAAAATCAATCCGGGATGGACGGGGAAGCCCGTGTTTAACATGACACACCGGGACGTATCGGAAATAGAGGCGTTCGATTTCCGCAACGAAGACCCGGAGAATTTCGCTGACGGTATCATAACGGAATCAGTTTACGATGATGCAAGCGGGTTTTACGTCGCTGAGTTTTTAGTATGGGATGCGGAAACGCAGGAGACCCTTGATCTAAAAGACCGGACAGGAAAACCGCTGTATAGCGTATCGTGCGCGTACACGGTAACCGAAGAGGACGAGACCGGAGGGGAATACAACGGTATACCCTTCACATCAGAAGTACTCAACGGGCGCGCTGATCACTTGGCCATCGTAAATAATCCGAGATACCCGGATGCGGTATTATTGGAGAACGCTAAACCCGATAAGGAGAAATCTATGGGATTTAAACTATTTTTGAACAAGGGCAAGGATGAGGCCGACGCGAAAAAGCGTAAAAACGAACTGCCGCCTCCTGAACCCGAAGAGACCGAGGAGGATGTCGAAGTGGACGGTTACGTTGAAATGGAGAACGGAGAAAAAGTCCCCATGAATGAGCTTGTCGCTGCGTATAATGAGAAAATGAAAAACGCAGAGGAAGAGGACAAGAAATATGACATGGAGGATGAGGTTGTTGTAAACGGCGAGACCATGAAAGTCAAAGATCTTGTGGCCGCGTGCGGATACGGCACTCAGCAGGAAAACGCCGAAGCACCGACCGATGAAAAAGCCGAGGATGTTGTTGACGAGAAAAAGCAGGTCAGCAACTCGAAGAAAGAGAAAAATGAGAATTTCCGCAAGGTAGCCAATGCCGTTAAAGGCGATGAGGCCCCGGCGGAGAGAAACGTTAACACCGCAACAAAGCGCCTTGAGCGTGGCAAGCAGCGGTATACCATACCCAAGAAGGGGGATAAATAATGGCTTTGCAGAACCTAAACCAGTTCAAGCAGACTCCCGTAGTCGGGAAGCTGGCAGATGATACCACCGGGCGCGTATTTACGCTGACTTGTCGTTTCAAAGACGCACAGACTACCGGGAATAACCTTGAACCCGGTACCCCGGTCAAACTTGTCGACCTTGGTGCGAGTGACTTCTCGAGTCCTCCCATTGTTGATTTCATGGCTGATGACAATGACGGCGGTGCTCTCGGCGTAGCACTTTGGGACACGAAGAAGAACCCGAAGGAAGATAGCGACCTTGTACAGGTAGCCCTTGAGGGTTCAATTGTCTATCTTGAGGCATCGGCCGCTATCTCGCGTGGTGCTTCCGTAGCTGCCGTACTTGCGGCTCCTGGGGAAATTGTGACCGCTACTACTCAGGACATCTTGGGTGTTGCACTGGACAAAGCCGCAGCTGACGGGGATGTAATCCGCGTTCGTATCAAGCCCGTAGCGGTGAGCACCTAAGGAGGGGATGAAAGATGAAAGGTAATATAGGACTTGTGGGCAGACTTTTGAAAAACGCGGGGATCGTTCCCGATTACGTAGGCGGGCGACGCCTTACCAATGCCAATGGCGATATTGACCCGGCATCGAGCGGTTACCGGTACATAATCGACACGCTGAGTTATATCCGGTCGAGTGTAATTGACCAGGTATTCTATGAGGTTTCTATCGGCGATTATCTCCCGATGGACGTAGGCGAGGCCGCATGGATGGAAGAGATAATCCAGAACGTGAACTTCTACCAGGGCGGTAGTTTTTACGAGGGTGACGCTGATATTCAGGCTGACACCGGACGGCTTGCACAGGTAGGGGCAGGACTTGATAAGGTTCGCATGGACGTCAAAACCTGGGCGAAGGCCACAGGCTGGACTATTATGGAGCTTTCCAAGGCTGCTGCTGCTAACAATTGGGATGTTGTCGAGGCAAAACTCAAGAGTCTCAAGAAGAACTGGGATCTTGGTATTCAGGAAACCGCTTTTCTGGGGCATCCCGATGGAACCCTGACCGGGCTTCTGAATGACAGTGAGGTAAATATCAATACCACGCTGATCACCGAGCCTCTTTCCGGCATGACCGGGACTGAGTTCCAGGCTTTTATAGCCGGGCTACTCGGTGCCTACTGGACCAATTCGCAGAGTACCCGCCTGCCGGATACCTTCGTTATGCCGACCGACGATTATCTGGGACTTGCTTCTGCGGCTTCCCCGGATTATCCGAACATTAGCAAACTTGAGTACATGCTGAACGCATTCCGCAAGATGACCGCTAATGAGGGATTCCAGATTCTCCCGCTGGCATACGCGCAGGATGATTTCAATGACGATCGCGGAATCAACAAAAACCGGTATGCACTGTACCGAAACGACGCCGATACCCTGAAAATGGCTATCCCCGTTGATTTTACCATGTTGGAGGCTGACACCACCAACAAAATCAACTGGCAGCAGGCTGCCTACGGACAGTACTCCGGCGTACTGATTAACCGGAAACGGGAAGTCTTGTATTTTGACGAAACCGCACCGAGCACTTAAGAAACAGCATCAGACAATTAGCCCCTGGGAAACCGGGGGCTTTTTTATTGCACAGACCGCTAAAATGTATTACGGTAAAATTATGCACGATCTAATTATCATGGGCCTGGGTAACGGCTGGCGGGATATTGTAAACGAAGAAGCCCGGGAAGTCTGGGCGGTCCTGTCAGTCTATAGCAATTACAAACAGGCTGATAAGTATTTTGATATTCACAAAATGACAAATGCGAAGCTTGAACGATTGAGGGAGATAATCCCGAAGGAAAAGTTATTCAGGGCTGAGGCGTTTCCTCATGCTGATCTTATCAAACAGTTTGGCCCGGTCTTCCATTCCTCAGTCTCATGGATGCTTGGCTACGCTTGTTTATTGGGATATACTGATATCAAGATGATCGGCGTAAACATGGAACACGGCACGGAGTACGGCAGTCAGCGGGATTCTTACTTTTACATGGTCGGGAACCTTGCGGCCCGTGGCGTGACTGTTTACACTGACCGAAAATCAGGAGTATATTTAAGTACAGAAATGTACGGAGGAGTTTAGGAAAATGGCTACATTGTATAACAAAGGAAAACGAACATGGAAGCTTGCGAAAGATTTGAAAGAATTGAAGCCCGGCAAGCGCATAGACGTTGACAAGAAACTTGCGGAGAAATACATCGGTCTTTACCCGAAGGAATTCGAGCTCATGGAAAGTATAGAACAGAAAGCAGAACCGAAGCGTAAGCCCCGTAAGCAGAAAGCTGAACCTGAAACGGTAAACGCCGAGGATATCGAAGTAAAACTTGAGGAAGAATAATGGTTACGATAACCGCTACTGATTTCAAAGCTTATTTTGACCGTGGACAATTTACCTACGGTGCTACTCTGCCTGATATACGGGACACCGATATTGACAGGGCGATAGCGGAAGCAGAGGCGGTTTTCAACCATGATTTATATCCTACTGAGGTTGTAGAAAATCTTGCCCTGTTGTACCTTACTGCCCATTATTTGCAAGGGGACACCGATGCCGCTGATTCAGGCGGTCAAAGTCAGCTTCCGCAGACGTCCAGATCGGCAGACGGGATTTCTGAAGGGTTACATATTCCAGACTGGATACAACAGGGCGAGTTTTCAATCTATGCCACTACATACTACGGTATTAAGTTTCTCATGCTGTCAAAACCCTATCTTGACGGCGCTGTATATAGTGTGCCCGGGGGGACGCAATTTTGAGTTTTTCTGAACGCTACGGCACAAGCATAGTACAGGGCGATTTCTCAAAACTTGAAAAACTTGTAAAAGAATTGGGAACAGATTATTACGTTGATGTAGGGATCATCGGTGAAAATACGGAGACTGAAAGCGGCCTCACAATTGCGGGTATCGGAGCGGTTCATGAGTTTGGAACTGACAAGGCAGGTCGGGGGAACAGTACCGTAATTCCTGAACGCTCTTTTATCCGTATGCCTCTTAATAAAAAACAAGGGCATATACAAAAACAGGTTGAGGGGCGTCTTGAAGCTCATCTTGCCCGGGGCGACGTGAAAGCGGTTTTCAAAGATATCGGCATAGCGGCAGAGGGCGCAATCCAAGAGGCTTTTGATACCAGGGGGTTCGGAACATGGAAAGAAAACGCAGACAGCACAATCGAGAAGAAGGGGAGCGATGCCCCGCTAATTGACGATGGGACACTCCGCAAGTCCATATCATCTGAGGTAGGCCAATAATGGCAGTGCCCTATGTCGGCCATGTACTGAAAGGCTGGACAACAAAACAGACCGTTACCTTTGTCACGAAAACAATTGACCCGGATACTCATAAGACCGTTGAAGTTGAAACAACCGCAGTCTACCAGGTAAACCGGCAGCCGGTACCGCAGCAGAAAATAGACCAGAAGCAGGACGGGGAAAGAAACTGGAAATGGTGGAGCTTTATTATTCGTGGTATGGTCTACCTGTCAAAAGATGATCGCGTAACAATCGCCGGGGTGAGATACAGAATCATGAATGGATCCGACTGGTCTCAAAGCGGATTCACGAAGTTTGAGGCCGTGGAGGATTATACAAGTGCCTGAGGTTGACGTTATCCTTGCAAACATAATCCGCGATCACATGGGAATAGATGGTTCCCGCATTGCTCTTTACAATCAGAACTTTAACAAGCCGAAAGATGACGATATTTTTATCGTAATCGCAACCGAGAATAAACGGGTTGTCGGGAATGTTTTTAATTTTGATAGCGACGCCGACGAAGAAGTCTTAAGCACAACGATATATACTACGCTGAATATTGAGATCACCAGCCGGGACGATAGCGCTAAATTGCGAAACCATGAAATACTGATGGCGATCAATTCCACGTTATCGCAGCAGGCGCAAGAAGAAAATAATATCCGCATATACCGGACAGGCTCAATTCTTGACCTGTCTACTATAGACGGAGCATCGGCCTTGTACAGGTATCAGATTCCCGTTATTATATCCCATGTGGAAATAAAGAGGACGGCAATAACGCCGGTAGACAAATTCCAGCCAATAACTACGGAGGTAGAGAGAAATGGCTAAAATTGACATTAGCAATGTAATTACGGTTACGCTTCTATCGGCGTTACGAGGATTACAGAATCTTAACACATCGGTACTTGCACTGTTCACCGATGAGGAGCCGGTTACTACCCTACCGGATGGATACGGTATATACCGCAATCCTACGGCGGTGGCCAATGACTGGGGGAGTACATCGGACGCATACACGTATGCAAACCGGATTTTTTCGCAAACATTAAACCCGGTATCAGGCGGCGGCTATCTTGTAATCATCCCGCTTGACCAGGCGGCGGCGGCAAGTGCGGCCACGCTGAAAAGTACGGCCCCGGTAAACCTGCTTAATCTGACCGGAGTTGATTATGAGATTAACGCAACGATAGACGGAGGATTAGCCGCAGATCTTACCATCGGAGAGCTTGACTTATCGAGTGTTGAAGCTGCGGAGACAAGCCTGAACAGTACCGAAGTATCAGCGGCCGGAGTTACCTTTTCAATCAGCGGAGATTTGACGGCCGCTACGATAACACTTGTAAGCGATACGACTGGAGCGTTGTCAAGCCTCCTACTTGACGATGCTACCACCGGAACCGATATAGCCGGGCTCTTGAACCTACAAAAGGGCGTTACTGCAACCGGAGCTGATGCGGGAGTTGAACGGGTCAAGGATGCAATATTGAGGACTGCCGGAAGTATAAACTATTTCGGAATTATTCTTAATCAGAAACTCACGGACGCTGAATTGACCGAGACTTCCGCACTAATGCAGGGGCTTGATAAACTGCTCTTCGTAGGTTCTAACCTGTCAGCCGACGTCATCGGGATTTTTACCACGCTGAAAGATGCAGGCTACACGCATACCCGCTGTCTGTATTATTCGATCAGCGAGACTAAAGCTCTTGAGTTTGCAGCCGGGTACGCAGGGCGCGGCCTGTCTGTCAATTTCGACGGAGTGAATACGGCCCAGACGATGCACCTGAAAGAGATAACCGGGATGATAGCTGATACTGGATTGACTGAGACACTACTCAATACCGCTAACCGTGCGGGCGTCGATGTGTATGCTGATTTCGGAGTGCCGAAGCTTTTTACTTCCGGGGCTAACGAATACTTTGATTTTATTTATATGCAGCTTGCGTTTAAGAACCGCCTACAGATTGCAGGATTCAATTTCTTGGCTACAACCAATACGAAGATCCCGCAGACTGAAACCGGAATGAACAACTTGAAAAACGCTTACCGGGAAGTGTGCAAGGACTTTGTGGAAAACGGATCCTTTGCTCCTGGAACCTGGAACGATGCCACCACCTTTGGAAACCCGGAGGATCACCGGCGCAATATCGCAGACTTTGGCTATTATATTTACAGCGTACCGATCACGGAGCAATCACAGCTTGAACGGGAAAACCGTGTTGCCCCTGCCGTGTATATCGCTGGTAAATCTGCAGGAGCGATTCATCGCAGCGATCTGGTTGCGTTCATTGAGAAATAAGGAGGATTGATTATATGAGTGTTTCATTAACCGGAGAAGATACGACAATCATCAATGGCAGGATTTTGCGGGACTTGGCCGATGGCGATTGTGTTGCTATCGACGTACCGAACAACATAGCGGAGCAGAAGGTCGGAAAGAACGGCAATATTCTTGTAGCCTTCAACGCTACGGGAAAAACCGTCAATGTAACCATGCGTGTTATAGCTGGTAGCGCAGACGACAAGTTTCTTAACTCGGAGTATGCTTCCTTTATCAATGACCCCGCAAGTTTCCCCATGTTCGAGGGTGAGTTTATCAAACGGGTTGGCGACGGGTCAGGCAACGTCAATAATATTGTCTACTCCCTCGGCAAAGGTGTCCCGCAGAAAATGCCGGTGGTAAAGGAAAACAAGGAAGGCGACACGGAACAGAGCGTTGCGATCTGGATGCTACAGTTTGCCAACACTGACAGGGCTATTGCATAATGGGATTTGACAAGAAAAAGTTACAGATTACAAAGGCGACGTTTGACGATGCTTTTGATCTGCAGGACGCAATAAGCCGGGCCGTAAAAGGTAACCGGCTTAACGTCCCCGAGGGCATGGAATCGGATATCGACGTTTCCTCTTTCCTTGACGCAGCATTGTCAACAATTTCCAGCAGGGAAGTACGTGACTGCCTTTTCCGTTGTGCGGAGCGGGCCTTGTATGATAATCAGAAAATCAACAAGGATTTTTTTGAGAAAGAGGATAACCGGGAGCTGTACTATCCCATTATGATCGAGATAGTAAAGGAGAATGTTGGCCCTTTTATCACGGGTCTGCTTTCATCGTTCGGGGGCCCCGGACAGATAGAAACCTTCCTAAAACGGAAATAAAGGTCTCCGATAAAATGCTTGCGGCATTGCGTATTGCAAAGGCTGGGTATTACGGGGGAGACCCAGAGAAGGTTTTAAATGCGAAAGTAGACCATGTACTTATGATATTAGATTATGAAAAGTTTACAATTGATTTTGAAGATGTTTATTATGAGATAAACAAGGCCCGGTAAAAAGCCGGGCTTTTCTTTTGTCTATTGATACCATACAAAATACAAGTTATTATTGAGATATGAATATCGCGAACTTATTCGCTAGGATCGGATTACAGACAGACGAAGCAAAGGCTAAAAGTTTCGACCGCTCAATTCGTGCGGTTAAAATCGGCATGGTAGGAGCCGCAGCCGGGGCCGTTGCATTTTCCGTAAAATTGAAACAATTAACCGACCAGGCTTTTGAGGCTGCCGCAGCTTTCAAACAATTTGAAGCCGAGACCGGCGGAAGCGCACAGGAATTACAGAAATGGCAGGCGGTCGCTAATCAGACGAATAATAGCGCCGAGGCTGTCACCGCATCTATAAAAGCGATAGCCGCTAATCAGGAAAAGATAAAACTTGGACAGGGAAATATTTCAGGGTACCAGCTACTTGGGATAAGCCCGGCAAGTGATCCTTTTGAAATATTGGAACAGCTGCGGGTAAAGACTGCGGGATTATCGCAGGCCATGAAGAAAAACGCATTGTAGCAGATGGGCGTATCTTCTGAACTCATCCAGGTACTTGAACTCACTAATGATGAGTTTGACCGCATGGCCGCTAATGCGTTTATTGTCCCGCCGTCTGCGATAGATACGCTTGATAAAGCCCGGGCAAGCGGACAGATGTTGGGGAACGCTGTAAGGTATATCAGACAAATGATAGCGGCGAACCTGTCCCCGGCGATCGACGAACTGAATAAAAAAATAGCATTGTGGATAAAGCAGAATCAGGACGGAATCATAAAAACAATTCAGACTATTTTTGGCTGGATAAATAGATTCGTAACTGCGATGTACAGAACTGCTACCATGATAGACAAAGGAGTAAGGGCAACTATTGGATGGTCAAACGCTATTAAAATTTTAATAGGCGCGATTGCCTTGCTTAATTCGGCGCTTTTGTTTTCTCCAGTCGGCGCATTTATCGCGGCCATTGCTATGCTTGTACTTGTGATGGAAGACCTGTACGTCTACTCGAAAGGTGGAAAGTCTTTATTCGGCAGGATGATGGAGCAATTCCCGCAATTGGAAAACGCTTTGAAAGGATTATGGCAAATGCTAAAAGATATCGGCGCCGTCTTAAAAACTGTTTTCGGCGGCGGTGATCTTGGAAGCATACAGGGAATACTCGATGAATGGGGATTATGGGGCGACATAATAGAGGGTATAATAGAAGGACTTAGGAAAATACGCGAATGGTTTGCGACCGCTGAATATGACGCAGAGACCGGTGAATTCGGAAACGTCCCGGGATACCTTAAAGCACAGATGGCAGATTTTATGCAGCTTTTTACCGATCCTGTCGGATGGGCGAAAGAAGGAATTGAGGCCGGTAAAAATGTAATCGGTGGATTGTTCGGCGGTGGAGGCGGTAGCGCTACCACGAATAATGTCAACGTAAATATCAATACTTCCGGGAACGTAGACGGTGAATCGGTGCAGCGTGAAATGCAAAGAGCTTTTAATTCAAGCAACGTACAGCGGGGGAATACTGAATGAGTATTTCAAATATTGCGCAGAGGTCAAATACAGGTATATCTTCTGTCCGTGATTACGTCGATGAAAAAGCAGGGGCGGCGGTTGTATCTCCAAAAAATGCTAAGGGTATTCAAGGATGGGTATTCGATATATTAACAAGGGAAAGCATCGACCTGAACGCAGAAATTACAGACCATGTTGTACAGAGCGGATCTTTTCTGTCTGACCATGTTGTTATAAAGCCGCGCAGGATTACGCTATCAGGTTTAATCGGCGAGAATGTTTATAATGCACCAGGGGCCGCAGAAGCCTTACAAGAATTACAAAATAAACTTGAGGTAGTGGACGCTTACGGCGGCGCATACACCGACGGCATGACACAAAAGCTACAGGGAGCAATAACTCAGGCCCAGACGGCAGTTGATAAATTAAATAATACACTGAATAAGACGCAGAGCGTAATCAGCGCCTTTGCCGGTGAATCATCGGAACAGACACGGCAGCAGCGATTATATCAGCAGCTACTTGCAGCGTTCAAAGTCAAATATATTTTGACAGTACAAACATGGCTTGACTACTACGATAACATGGTTATTGAATCCATAAGCGCAACGCAGGACGAGACCACGGAGCAAATTACAGATATCAGCGTAACTCTAAAAGAAGTACGTTTCGAGGAATTGGAATTCGTAAACTATGATGAAAGGCTACAGCCTCCACGGGAACAGATACAGAAGGCTGGCGAAGAGGACGCAGGAAAGGCACAGGGAGAACTTGCAAGCGCAGCCTATAAACTAACGGCGGGTGAATAATGATAACAATACAAGGTCTTTCAAGCAATCCTATACAGACATTCCAGGTAACAAGCGAGGATGGCATTATAATTGATATCACTATCCGATATCACGCTTCATCTTCCATGTGGTTTGCTAATATTTCAACTGAGGATTTTACCGTAAACGGTTTACGCCTTTGCGCTAATAATAATCTATTGCTGCAGTTTGAGAATATAATTGATTTCGGTTTACTTGTATCAGCGCCGGAGGGGACAGAACCTATTTTAATAAATGACTTTTCAACCGGTAGGTGTACGCTGAATATTTTATCCGCTGCCGACGTCGTACAATTAGAATCATTATACGTGGAAGCTAATCAGTGAACTGGATACGCGATTATGTTATTTTAATTCAACGGCCCGATAAAAAGACTCTTGAGATCAGGCCTCCTTTTTCCATGAAATGCGATATACAGAAGAGTACAACCGCCTCCGCTAATCAAGCATCTGTTACGCTTTACAATTTACGTAAAGATATACGCAACGGTATTTATAAAGATCGCTATACTATTTCGGAATATTGGCAGATCAGAATATATGCAGGGTACAAGGGTAAAGTATTAGACCTTATTTTCCAGGGAAACATAATGCAAGCGTCAAGCGTAAAACAGAATACTGATTGGATAACAACGCTTGAGTGTTTCGATGGACTGTACGGAATACAGAACGGTGTTACAGCGCAGACGTTCGGTAAAAATGTAGACCTGTCAGAAGTTGCACTCGGAATAATAAATACCATGCAGAACATTGAACCCGGCGCAATGGGTAGCCCTGTCGATGGGAAAACGGGACCGAGGGGATTATCTCTTATAGGGAATTCTAAAGATATGCTTGACGGCATTGTAGAGGGAAAATACTTCATTGATTCAGAGCGGGTAAATATTTTAGACGATGATGAGGTTATTATCGGAAAAGTCCCGCTACTCGATGAGGGACGTTTATTCACGTCTCCTAAACGTGGAGACACAAGTCTTACCGTTCAGACTCAACTTTTCCCTAAGGTGCAATTGGGATTATATACTGAGTTACGCAGCATTAGCGGTATCTATAACGGGCAGTATAAAACAATCGCTTTTAAGCATAGCATTACAGTATCGTCAGCCGAGGCGGGCGACGCAATAACTGAGATTACTTTATACACCGGACAGAAACTATTTCAGGAGGTGGCACGTGTCAGGTCTACAACTGCCGGAGCCTGATCTTGACGATATATTGGAACAATTAAGTAACGATATATTTGCGCGTCTTAATTGCGTTCAGATCGGAAAAATAGAAAAGGTAAATAATAATCAGACCGTTGAAATAATGATCCAGGTAAAGCGGCGCGTACCTACCGGAACTATAAACTATCCCATGCTTGTGGACTGCCCCTATATTGTAATGCAGGGTGGCGGGGCGTATCTTGATATGCCGATTCAAGCAGGCGATTATTGCCTTGTACTTTTCAACGACCGGAATATTGATACGTGGTGGAGTACTGCAAACGTTAAGGAACCCCGTGACCGCAGAAAACATAGCCTGTCCGATGGTATTGCACTTGTCGGGATAAATCCTGAAAGCTCATCGCTTGAAACAGATGGCCAGGTAGTCCGCTTGCTTGGAACGGCAGGACCGGGAGCTGAGGAATTCGCAGCGCGTCAAAACGATGAGATAACAGCAGACGCTACTACTGACCCCGCATTATTTTCATGGTTCAACGCGGTAGCAACGGCAACAGGGACTACCGCTCCGACATCAATTACTGGTAAGATATCTGGTGGCAGTACGGAGGTAAAAATAGGATGATAATTCGTAACCTTACAGCAACCGGAGACTGGACATTTGGCAGGGGACAAAGCGATTATTTACGAGATCTCCCGGCGTTTAAATTAAACTTGCGTACACGATTAAAATCATGGAAAGGTGACTGTTTCTACGCTACTGCCGAAGGTGTAGACTGGAATAATTTTCTTGACATAGGCACAAAGGATTTGCTTGATCGAGATATAAAGCGGGTAATTTTACAGACAGAAGGCGTATTGAAAATAACTGAATATACCAGTACACTCGATAGAGATGATAGGGACGTTTCAATCAACTGTACGCTTACAACAATTTTCGGGACCATCACAATTCAGGAGGTCTTGTAAATGAGTGACATTGACGAAAACTTAGGCAATCTTGACGATTGCTGGGTTACGCAAGCAAACGATCAATTCCAATGTATAGTAGATGATAACTTGACAGCCCTGTCTTTTTTTAAGATTGTTATGCATGGTCATGTAGTGAGGGAATAATGCCGACGACGTTTGACGAAAATGGATTGACGATTGAAACGCTAACCGAGATTCGCGAAAACTTAGAAGCGGAATTCCGCAGTATTTACGGCGACGATATAAACCTTGATCAAAACTCACCAGACGGGCAATTATTAAATATACTCGCGCAGGCCAAAATAGATTTGCTTGAACAGCTGAATAAAATCAACGCAGGATTTGACCCCGACCAGGCAGAAGGCCGTGTACTCGATCAGCGGGTGAACATGAACGGCATACAGCGGAACGGGGGAACCTACACGCTTGTGCCAGTAGAGATAACCGGTGACCGTGCGCTTAATCTTATGGGACTTGATGATCAGTCCGACGAATTAAACCCGAATATATCGAACTTGTACACGATAAAAGACGATAACGAAAATGAGTATTATCTATTGGAATCGCAGGCTATTGCTTCCCCCGGGACTGCTACCTACACTTTCAGAGCTGCCAGGATCGGAGCGGTACAGGTAAGCGTCAACACGATTACAACACCAGTTACAGTTATCGCCGGGGTTACAAATATAAATAATTCCTCCGGGGCATCCACGCAAGGAGTAGACGAAGAATCAGACTTTGACTTGAGGGAGCGCCGTAAAATATCGACGGCCATAAGTGCTACCGGATATCTTGAAGCAATCGAGGCTGCCATAGCAAATATTGACGGCGTGTCGGCTTCCATCGTATTGGAAAACACAACTGACACAACCGATTCAAATAGTATTCCGCCTCATTCAATATGGGCCATTGTCGAGGGCGGAGATAATACCGCAATCGGAACAGCGATATATGCGAAGAAGTCCAGCGGCTCAGGAATGAAAGGAGCGGTCGAGGTAGAAATTGAGCGGCCGAACGGTACGACCTTTACCGCAAAGTTTGACCGGCCGGTTGATGAGGATTTGTATATCAGGTTTTCAATACAGCTACCTAACGGCGGCGTAATTGATACCGATAGCATAAAAGAATTGATTGTAGAGAATATACAATGGGGAGTTGGAGCCGACGCGGTAGCGTCCACGGTAACAAGCTATGTACAGTCTCTTAATTCACGCTATCAGATAAGCTCGATGGAAGTAAGCGCCGACAATGCAACATGGTTTGAAGTGTTGGCACCGTCAAGCCCGGGGAACAGATTTGTAAACTCAACGGCAAGGATAAGCATAAGCTGATGGATCAGGAATTGGTACAGTATTATATCAACCTCTTAATTATCCAGTATCAGAATCAGCCAAAGGCACGGGCGACAATTGAGGCGGTGATCTCAACGCTCATGATGTATGATATGATGATATCGGTACGGGATGGCTATGATCTTAATACGGCAGTAGGACGGCAGCTTGATATCATCGGTAAATATCTTGGAGAAGATAGGACAATTACCGGGACTACCTTTACCAGGGAGTATTTCGGTTTTTCTGAATATGGCGACGTCTCCCCGTTTGATTTTAATCCGTACATTGTTTACGGCGCTACACCGCCAGATGTGCAGTACCGTCGGTATGAGGAAAGCTCACAATCACTGTATGATCTCAATGATGATGAGTACCGGCAGATATTGCGGTTCAAGCTTGTACAGAATTACAGTGATGCAAGCAATCAGGATGTTGACGATTTCTTAGATGCGTATTTTGGTTCAAGCGTTATTTTTACAGACCGTGAGAATATGACAATATCGTATATTTTCCAAGATACTGTGGAACGGCTTGTTACCATTGCGCAGAGTGAGGGGCTGCTACCACGGCCTGCCGGTGTTGGCTTGTCCGTCTCTTTTGTACCTGATATAAATAATATATATAGTTTTAGTTTGTATGGAATGGATGCGCCTGATTTCGGCGTAGGATATTCAGAATACGGCGCAACGCCGGTAGGGAGTTGGTTACAATATGGCTGAGATAGTTAGAAAAGAACAGAAAATATTTGGCGAATCTGGCGGTACATCAGAATTTGGACAATTCGGGTCTGATGCGGCAGGGACTCCGACTACGACAAAAGACTTAGACCAGATACAGGCGCTTAGTCAATTCGCAGGTGGATGGTACGACGCAACTGCAAACGCCGCAGAGCCTCCGCGTATTCAGGACAGGAACGGACTTGATTATCTTATGACAACGCAGCTGGCTTATCTCCTGCAGAAGGGCGTACCGGAATGGCTGGACAGTGCTACACAACGATATTACGCCGGGAAGTCTATCGTCTCCCGGTCAGACGGTATCTATATGGCAATCTTGGGCGACGATTCCACCAACATAAATGCACAGAAAGACCCGGCAACCGAACCGCTATGGTGGTCGCTTATATATCAGAAACCAGCTGTTGAATCATGGGACGCAACGGAATCGGTAACATACGAAAGTGCCGGGGTAGTAGTTGAACGCTATGGGAAACACTTTACTTCCACTGGTCTCGCAGGCAACATAAACAAAGACCCGATAAACCCGGCAAACATAAATTATTGGTATCCGTCTCCAGGGATCGACAAATTAATTGATATGTTCATAGCCGGTGAAGTAGTCCGGGGCGGGATGCACAAGGTCAACAATCTTGGCGATGGTGATTACTCCACAAGCCTATTACTCGATAAAGCGACCTTCGGCGGGACAACCTATGAGTTCTACCGGGTGGCTCTCGACGGCTCTGTAGTCACAGGTGATGCCACACTTGAGGGAATTCTCAACACACTATCAGGAACGCTCTACCCTCATGCTGATATATTCGCCCCAGATAACCTCGGCACCCGTACGCTTGTTGACATGCGTGGTCGCGGCGTTTCTTCAATGACAACCGGAGGCGGTGAGGCTGATACGCTTGGCGAGGTTCGCGATGATCAGATGCAGGGGCACCATCACTACGATAACGTCAACACGGTACTAACAAACACGCCAGGAGCTCAAAACTATGCTGTGACTGGCGGCGCTCAAACATTCGCTGATCTAACCGTTACCGATCCTAAAACTGACGGAACCAACGGAACCCCTCGCACCGGAGCAACAACCCACGGCGCCGATATCGTAGAAGGAATAAAATACATCATCGTCATGAAAGCGGCATAAAAATGAGCCCCCGTAATTGGGGGCTCTTTAATTAAAACAGGCGGCCTTTCTGCTTCCATTTTGTCATTCTACGTTCCCCGTCTTTCCAGAAGAGCAATCCTTCCGGCCTCGATGATCCCCGTCCTTCCTGCACACTCAAAAGTACCCCGCCTTGTACTGCTATAGCGCCGTCAATAAAGTGCATAGGCTCATCGTAGTCACGGCGGGCGATAGAAATAGGATCTCCGTTGTACTCGCTCTCGATAATTTCAACGTCTGCAACCGTACCTATAAAGCGGGATACTTCAGGCGGCATCTTAAACTTCGTTTCCGTTACCGTGGTCAAGACTCCGCCGGCCTGCTTGCAGTATTTCTTGACTGAAACTGATTCCTCACCTTCGACCGTAGGGGGGAATACATGCTGCACGGTAAAATAAATAGTACCAGCCTGCACGGAAAAGTCAGCTGGCACTACTTCTGTTTGTGTACCATCTGCATCATCGACGGTCAAGGTCGCTTTCACTTCCTGAAATTCTTCCCGGCTTGCCATTGCGGAATTGATACCGAGGACTTTTCCGTGCTGTAGAAAATATCCGTCATATTCCGTGATTGGCGACACTGTAAAATCATTAGCCATTGCGTTTACCTCTTCATATTGTATTGCCGTTTTACCATCCGGCTCTAATTCACAGTTTACAAAAATTAAAATAGTTAGTATAGTAATGATGAAGGTTACCCTTTCCAAAACAATACTCCTTGATCTTCCCCCCGTTAGCCTTCCGGGGGGATTTTTTTAATAATTATTTATTTTCTTGTTTAAGATACCCTTCTATTCTCCAGTCATTTTCAAATCACGGTCTGAGAATGCTTTTTCTTCGTACATTGGTACTTTCATGCGGGAAAGCATCTGAAAGAGCGCCACACGGGCCATGGTGGAAATATTGCCATAGCCCTTTTCTGTAGCGATTTCGTTATAGTAACTTTTTTCTTCCTCAGACTGTAACGCAAAGGAAACGGTCTTTTTTGAACTCGATGACATTAGAATACCCCGTTACATCTTATTTGCAGCAGTCGTCAATATTTCAGCTGCTCTTGCAAGTGCATCCTTTGCCTCTTTGCTCTTCACGCTGTCTTTTCCGTTTATGAGGGTTTTTGCATGGTCAATCAGCTTATCTTTGTCGGGAGCAAGCTCAGCCTTTTTCTTTTCTTCTGCTTCGCGGGCGGCCTTCTCTTCAGCTTCGCGTTTCGCCTTTTCTTCCTTCTCCCGCTGTTCGCGCTCGATACGCTCTCGCTCTTCACGTTCTTTTCTGATCGCTGCCTCATGTTCGGCGCGTTCCTTGGATGCTTTTTTCTCTGCTGCTTCCCGCTCTTTCTGCAGGCGCTCATTTTCCTTTCTGATTTTCTCCTGTTCTGCCTCATAAGCGGATCTTTTTTCCATAGCAGAATCAACTATTTTTTTGTAATCGCCTTCTGATAATTCGGAAAAAACAATGTCGTCAAAATCGTCGATAAAATCAGCTAATCGGCTACACTGAATGCGGCGCTTGTTTTCCAGCTTCTCTTTGCGCTCTGCTTCCAGCCTTTCCTCTTCTGCTTTCCGTTCGGCTTCTTTCACCGCTTCGTAATTTGCTTTTACACCGGCTATATAATTATTCCATACATCATCAGGCATGTTACCGAGATCAAGCCCGGTACTTTCCGCTTCGTATTTCTCAAGCTCAAGCTCGCGTTCTTCTGCTATCTTTGCGATACGTTTAGCTTCAATTCTATCATAGTATGTTTCAACTTCTTTGAGCTTTTCCTCTTTATCGGTTACGGCAAATTTGAGTACGTTGTACACTCCCTGAATCGCGTTACCGGCGCGGAGATATTCTTCCTTTTGTGACTTCCGCACTTTGTCGGCCTCAATGCGAACCTTGGCTATATCAAGCCTCAGTCTCTTAGCCTTAGCGCATTTCTCTGGGCTCTGTTCCTCTTGCATTACTTTGTCATAGGCAGACTCAAACCCTTCGAGCATTTTAACCATCGGCTCAAATACTTCTTTAATCTGTTTGGCCTTACTTTCTGATAATCCGTTCAGCTCTTTTGTGATTACAAGCTCATTCATTCAATACTCCTTGATTTATTTAACAGGGGCATAGAGCCCCCGTATGCTTATTTCTAAAATATCTCCGGCTGTTCTTCTTCTTTTTCCTCTTTGGGCGGAGTTGCAACAGGCTTTTCCTCAGCCTTGCCGGTTTTCGCTTTCAGCTTTTCTTTGACAGTCTCGGCGGTCGATTCTTTCGGTGTCACGTCCCGGGCGGGCTCATCAAAATTATAAAACTGATCATCCCGCATAATGACCCGCTCGATATCGGTACTCATCGGAAGGCGCTTGGCAAGTCTGCGGGTTACGGTCTTCTTTGCCATCTCTTCCCACCATTGTACCCATGGTCCGTTATTCTTTGCCTTGGAAATACTACGCACCTTCTCGATCTCCCGGACTGTCATAACTTCCAGGTACTTCCCGCCGTCCTTTGTCCTGGCCATTGCATAGACTGCTTTCACTTTGTCGCTGTCTGATTCCAAATTCGGAATGTGTTTAAAGTGTGGGCCTTCTTCATCGTTCCAGTATTCGAACTTATCTTCACTGTACACAACATTAGCCATGATGCTTTCAAGCTCACCGGACTGCCTGATCTTCTTGTGAACCCCGGCAATCATCGGCATATAGGCGGCTTGATCGCCGAACTTGACGAGGGCCGCTTCCCTGCCATCCGGGATAAGTCCATCCTGGGCGCAATCGAGGACTGACTGCAGCAGACTGTCACGGTTTACTCTGAGCAAGTCCGGGTACTTCTGGACTGCCATTACCGTGATTCTCATGAATTTCTCTTTTGTCACGTGATCTGGTAGCAAGCTCTCGATCTTGCGGCTGTATGCTGCAATCTGATACTCAAACTGAGCCACCGGGGACAATGCTTTTTCTTCTGCCATCTTCAAAACTCCTTGTCTATTTTTTAGGGTTATCTAAAAACCCTGGTACTCGATTCTTTTTTGTATTCTTCATACAGGTCCGCATGATCCTTCTGAAAAGCCTTGCTGTCAAACCGGCGGGCCGTTTGCCACTTCCAGGAGTGCGCTTTTTTCCCGGCGATATTCAGCACGGCGTGATCTTCCATATACCGCTGTATTTCAAACTTTACGGCGTCGATCTTTGCGTCGATGTTTTTAGCGGCAGTTTTATACGCTGACAGTTTCCTGGCCATCTCTTCAATTTCCGGCGTCGCCTCAATCGCATCATCTACCGTATCTTTCCAGCGACGCTGTAGGTCTGTAAGGTTCTGCGGTTCCGGGCGGATTCCCTTCTGGAAATTATTCCAGAATTGCGCATATACTTCAATCATCATGTCTGCTATTTCTTGGTCGTACTCAAAACGGTATACCTTAAGACTGTTACCGCCTACAACTGCGGCAAGATCGCAACCATGCCGGAATTGCGGAAATAGTGTGTAATGATGCCCCTGGATGTAGTAATACTCCGGGACTTGATCGGTGTACTCCTCACCCCAGTCGCCGAAACGGAAAACCATGGAATCGACGTTCTTACACTCAAGTACTTTTTTCTTCCCTACGATACGCCGGTCAACGTTCGCCCTGATGAAATCGTATTTGTCATGCACCAGGATTCTATTGACGTTTGCGATCCGCTCCCCTTCCCGGTCGGCGTACCATTCAGCGATGACAGGTTCCATACGGCGGCCGGCTTCCATTCTTTCCGTATCTTCTGCAGGCGGGATTTCTCCCTTTTTTTCTGCGTAGACTTGATCGGCAGTCTTGTACGGGTTCATTCCCATGATTGCTGCGCCGTCACTGCCGCCGATACCGCGTGATCTTTCGGCAAGCCATTCCTCACGGCTCATATCTTTTTTGTCTATGTCCATGTCATACTCCTTGATAGTATTGTATCACATTGCAATATATAGGTCAATCAAATCTTATGATAGATCGCTTACCTCCTGACGGACTCATCTGTATCATTTCTTGTATTTTTTCTTTGCTTATTCCTGATAGCATTTCTGCTAGTTTTTTTATTGTACCGATGCAAGGGGTATATCCTTGACGCTGGTATTTAAATGCGCGCCTAAGTGTATCGAGCTCAAATCCTTCTATCGAATTATTAAAAGATAGGTGCTTTCTCATCGACGATATAATAGCCAGTTTCGTTGTATATATATTCTTCCCATCGTATGCGAATTGACAATGATGAAAATCAAAAGAGTTTAATAATTCTTCAATTGAATTATATTCTTTTTTTATTACCTGTATTATTTTTCCGTCTTTTTCGTATGTAGAATTTATAATATTCTCATATTTAAGCTTGAAAGTTTTATCTATAAATGATTCTTGTCTTTTCCCTATCGTAAAATAATCAAAATCAGAATCTTGTTTTTCACCGAGAAACCATCTACGTACTGAACCACCAGCGACTACATACCCTTCTGGTATTTTCATTTCTTTTGGGAAACTTCCTTTCATATTTTCTTTTTCAAGATTTATAATTTCGTTCATATTTACTCCTTTTCCCCGCGCCGGACTTGAACCGGCAGACCGCGCCGGGCCGCTTTTTAGCGTCTCATCGCCTGCGGATACGGGGGATGATCTTTTCAACTTCTTCAACGCTTCTGACCGTGTATACCTTCTGTAAGTGCATATTCAGGACAGCATGCATATCGTCCTGTTCTGCCGATGTTTTCCCGTCGCTTGTTTTTATCTCCAACC